ATCACGTTCGCCAAGCCCATCACACGCTCCATGGTCGGCATACCACCAGCCTGCTCGATCTTGCCGATCGACGCCCCGAGCATTTGCAGGAGCGTCTGGATGTACTCGGGCCGATTGATCGCGCTGGCGATAACCACCGGCTGACCGTCGATGAGTGTGCCCCAAGCCAGCGTAGCGCGCTCGACGGCCGGGGAGACCGGCTTGTTGTCCACCGGTGCCAGCCGGTTCGCCAGGAGGGGATCGTCGGTGTTGGCCTCGACATACATGTGAACCACCTCGGCCTGTGAATCCGGTGCCAGCAGCGGCCGGATGGCCATGAGTCGGTCAGCCTGCGCGATCTCCAGCATCTTGTTGCCGGAGCCCATAACGCGCTCAGGCATGATGTCCCAGCTGTCCAGGTTGTTCCAGACGGATGGGTCAACGCCTTCGACCTCGCACTTGCGGCGAAACTGAACGCAGTCGGGGTGATCAATCGTGCAGAACCGGCGAGCGATCTCGCGGTACTGGAAGGTCTGCTGGGTGTAGGCGCGGGTCAGCATCGAGCCCATCAGCGCGTTGGCGTTATTCACGCGGGCCATCACCTCGGTCGCTGTCAGTTCCTTCGAGGAACCGTCGTTGACGTCCTGCGTGTAGGCCGCGCTGGATTCGGCCATGATCTGCCGGTGCATAGTCATGGCACCCGACAGCATCGTGTAATCCACGACGTGGCGCTCAGACTGCGGAACCCATGAGAGCCCCTCGGGAATCACACCCATGTTGAACAGGTCGATCTTCTCCATCCGCTCAGCGTCACCCTCGGCGACGTTGCGGAAGAGCCAAAGCATCTGCTCGAACACAGAGTCCGTGAATTTGCAGCGTAGCCGGTTCTGGAGGTGACAGACCGCGTAAAGCAGGTAGCCCAGTGAACGCACCGAGTGCCAGCGGAACGGCGGCACGACAGCGCCGTCGGCAAACTGGACGTGCATCAACTCGAAGATATCCCGGCCGTAGCACCGGTCGCCGGCATCGAAGAGCCACTGGCCGGCGGTCTGCATATTGCCGATGCCGCTGTTGTACTGGTCCACGATGATCCGGCGGCGCCAAGAGGGGTCGTCGCTGGTCGTGTCCAGGAAGTAGAAATCGTAGCAGCGCAGCACCGGCGTCGCGTCGGAACCCCAGTAGCCAGAGTTCTCCTTGAAATCTTCCTCAACCTTCTCGGGGAAGTATTGGCCAGACCAGTCGTTCACCTGGAGACTGGTCGCCTCGTTCTGGATCATGTTGGCCAGCAGCTGGTTCACGAGCTTCAGATTCCAGCCGGGGTCCACGTTCTCGCCCCGGGTCATTCGGATGAGGTCCGCTGCCGTGAAGGACGTGTAGATCGCGAAGTGCGACAGGTTCTCCATCGTGGTCAGCGTGTTCGTCGGGACCAGAATGTCCTCGGTGCCGCGAGCCGATGGGCACCAGTCGCGATCACGAAGCCAGGTGACGGGGCCGATACCGTGAAGCACGGTGGCCGCAAACTGAGACTCCAAGACCGTGGAGTATTTCGGAGACCGCTTCATTATGCGGTTCAGCTGCTTCGTGATGATGTTGCCCCACTGGGTGCGCTTGTCGCGGGGGCCGATATCGAGACCAACCGAGAAGTAATTCTGCGGTTTCAGGAACGCGTTGGTGAACTGCTGGCGGGAGGCATGGATGATCCGGGTGCCTTCCAGGAAGTTCACGTTGGTCTGGATGCGGTTGTCCCGAGCCTCCTCATCGCTGTAGGGAGGGTTGCCGTTGAACGTCGCGTTGATGCGGGCGCGGTTGCGAGATCGAGGCTGTTCTGCCTCAAGCATGGCGCTCACCACATTCCAGACTTTACTCGGTTCTTTGAAACTCATATTGACCTCAGATTGCTTTCCGTTCGTGCGAAATCCAGCATTTATCAGGCATTTCCGTGTCTCCGAGGTAGTTGAGCGGCACCCAAACTTTCAGCTTCAGGTAGCAGCCGCAGACGTCACAGGTGCCCGCAAGGCCCTCGCCGTGTAGAAACATGGCCATATCGTTGCGAGCTTGCTCCTGCTCCAGAATGACCTCGGCAACGGTCTTGGTAATCGACCGCGCATCCGTGGGTTTGTTGTGCAGGCAGCGGTTGCAGGTATCAATGCGGTCCTGCGCCTTCTGGCGATCGACAGGCGTGCCGCCCTCACCTAGCCATTCTGCCAGGATCCGCGCTCCCTGAGCCGTCTGGCGCAATTTAGCGGCCGCACGAGCGACAGCCTGAAGTCCTTGGTTGTACATTCGTCGTGTGGGATGGAGTGGCCGCCATTTGGGGGAACCGCGCCCGAGTGTAAGCCTCCAGGTCAGAGATTGCCTGGTCGATTGTGGACGGAATGCTGTTCGCAACCCGATGCTGGTGAATCAGGTTGGCCATTTCGTAGAAACCGTAGTTTATGACATCCTTCGGGCTCCAGTTGGTCTTGGGCTCGTAGAATTGCCACCCGCCCGGAGGAAACGTCAGTCGGTTCATGGGTGAGGTTTAGAACGGAACATCATCTTCGTCGAGATCAGGCTTCGGGGCAGCAGCGGCCGGTGCAGCCTCACGTCGCGGGGCTGGCGCGGCACCTTCATCGCGTCCCTTCAGGAACTGGAAGGTCTCGATCATAATTCGAGTGGTAGAGCGCTTCTCGCCGGTCTTCTTGTCGTCCCACTCTTCACGGGTCAGGCGCCCCTCAACCATCAGCGGGTGACCCTTCTTGACGTACTGAGCGATCGTTTCAGCCTGCTTCCCGAACGCCTTGCACTCAGCAAAGTAAACATCCTCCTTCTCCTCACCGGCTTCAGTCTTCCAGCGGCGATTCACCGCCAAGCTCAGGTTGCAGACCGCCGTCCCCTTCGGGAGGTGCTTGAGTTCGATGTCTCGGGTGAGGTTGCCGATCAGGATGACTTTGTTGAATGAGGCCATAAGGTTATGAATAGGTTAGCGAATGTTCAGACGCCATCGTGCGCCGCTTGTCTGACAGACGTGTCAGCCACTTTGGTGTCTGTCGCTTGACAATACCAACCCCCTGACCGCCTGCAATCTCAAAACCGTTTCGGCGCGCCATTTCGAGTGCGACCACAAACGAATCCCAGAGGTCAGGCGACCGGCCCATGCGCTCCTTGGTCTTGTTCTTGGGCTCAACGTCGATCAACCCGGTGCGGGCGATACCCCACTCGCGCATCGCGCCCTCCTCGGCCACTTCGCGGGGCAGTTTCCGCAGCTGCTTGGATTCGATCAACAGGCGCGACGAATACCACAACGCGGTGACCATCTTGCCGTAGGCCTCTCGTTCAGTCTTGGGATCTCCCTTTCGCACCGGGCGCTCGCTTGGCCGGCCACCGAACTCGATCGGAACAACCTCAGGCGACCACAACCGAGCAAACGCAGACATGAGCGTGCCGCGCCCCGTGGAGTCAAACCCAACACGCTCCGGTGAGATATTGCGCTGCTTGCAGTACAGCAAGACGTACTCGGCAATCTGCTCTTCGGCCTGCTGCGCCTTGACTGCGGTAACCGGGATAACAATCGGTGCCTCACTGAATGCTAGCACGATGCGCCCCGATGAATCCGGCCCGAACGTAAGGTCCGTCATTACGCAGCGATCGCCGCCGACGCCCGAGTACGCAGCGTCGATGCCGATGATTCTTGTCAGCTTGTCGGCACGTTCCCAGATTGGTTCGTCGAACGCCTGGTTCTGCTCGCACAAGGACATCGTGACCACGCGCCTGGTGCCGCCGTCCCGGGGCAGCACACCAAGGTTCATCATCGAGAACTGCAACGAGTCGCGGCCGTAGTAATCGAGATCCGCCTGAATCTGCTCCGGCGTGATGATGCCCTTGTACGGGTTGGTGCCCTTGGGAAACTTCGCATTCGGCGTGTCGTACCCACACAGCTGGACGGCCACACCGCCGGGCGCCCGCGTTCTCCAGGTGCGAGTCTTTTCGAGGTACTCAAGCCCCTCCCAGCCACCGATGGTAGGGTGCGGCTCGCAGACCACGCCTAGCGCGTCGTTGCGGTCTTTCGGGTTGCCCATCGCGATCAGCTTGAACACCGGGTTCTTGCGGAGGTTGGCGACTGAATCCAGAAAGCCGCGCCCCATCAGCGACGCTTCATCCGCGATCAACATGACGCGGTCGTTCTTCAAGCCGACGTAGTTCGACAGACCCACAAACGTGCCGCCGACCTTGCACGCCACACCGATGATTCCATCACGGAAGTCCTGCGCCTCGGCATCTTCATCCGAACTGGTCAGGATGAACCGGCTTTCGATCACGCGCCCGGGGAGCCACTCCCGCTTGGCCTTGGCCTTGTTGTGCAACTCCTTGATCGAGCCCCAGATGCGCAGCTGGAGACCTTCGCGGGTTGTCGATGACATGATAATCGAGGTCCCGGTTGGGTAGATGTAGAACGTGCAGAGCCCGAACGCAGCAGAGTCGTAGGTCTTGCCTGAGGATCCTGGCCCCATGATGCCGACCTCTTGGTTCTCGACAAACGTCTGGATCAGGAGATCCGACCAGTCGTGCCAGTCGAAGTGCGGCCAGAGCGCAGTCATGGCCTGCCGGAAGTGGTAGTATTTGCCGCGCCCGTACTTCACGCCGGCGTGCATGATGTACCCATCCTTGCGCACCATCTCAGCCTCGATCAGAAAGCGGTCTTTTGTACGCCACGGTATGGACAAGTAATCGGGGCTTTCATTCATCTTGCGGGAATCCTGCGATGGCCTTTCAATCGGTTCAAGCGTCATGGTCGCAGAAAAAAATCGCATCGTTGATGGCCTCCTCACCGCTGAAGGTGGGGTGGATAGCGGTTTTTCGCCCTCACTCATTCAGCCCAACCAGCTGGCGTGGGCGGTCAACACGACGGTGCGCGGCGGGTTTCCGAAAGCGCGGCCGGGAATCTGGGTGAAGGGCCTGACGTTCGATGACCCGGATGTGGTCTACCAAGGCGGTTACTACAACCGCGCCGTCCGTGATTCTTTCCTGAACGGATTTTTTCAGGGCTGCGGCACCTACGTTTCCGATTCTGGCGCTCCGTACCTGTTCGCGTCGATCAGCGGCAAGGTCTACCAGATCGACATTCAGAACGGATTTAAGGTGACCGACCTGACTCCGATCAATTTTACGTTTCAGGTACTGACTCGCGGCCGGGTTTCCAATGTCGCGACCTACGTTTGCGGCGTTCCGCACGGGTTGTCGCCGGGCATGGTTGTCCGGCTGCCTGAACCTCCAGGTGCGTTCTTCCCGGAAGGTTTCTTCGGAGATTTCATCGTGGAGACCGTCCCGAGCCCCACGACGTTCACGACGTACTCGCCTGGCATCGACGCTGGTCCGCTGCTTGGTCCGTTGTTCAACGCCTACCAGATGGCGACCAACGATCCGCAGGCGTCGCACGTCTACTTTCAGCAGGCAGAGAACTGGCTGGTCATTCAGGATCGCCAGAACCAGCCGTATCTCTACAACGGTTCAACCTTGCGGCGCGCAACTGGCGATGAAGTCCCTGTTGGTGGCCCCATGGCCTACGGCAAGGGGCGCCTCTGGGTCGCGAACGGTTCAGAATACTACGGCGGTGACTTGGTCTACGGCGATCCGGGCTACGGGCGCGACAGCGTCATTCGATTCACCGAGAACACGTTCCTCAATGAAGGCGGCGCTTTTGCAGTCTCCAACGGCCCGATCACTGGACTGGCGTTTGCCGCCAACCTGGACACGTCGCTGGGAGACGGCGACCTGCTGGTCTTCACGCCCACCGCAACCTACGCGTTCAACGCCCCGGTCGATCGGGATGTTTGGAAGGATCTCGATTATCCGATCCAGCGATTCGCCCTGCTGAACTTCGGATCGTTCAACCAAGAGTCCATCGTTGCGGTCAACGGCGACCTGATTTTCCGGGCGCAGGACGGCATCCGATCGTTGATCTACGCTCGCCGCGATTTCACCGAGTTCGGCAACACGCCGATCAGCCGGCAGGTCGTGCGGGCGCTGGCCTACGACACAGAGTTCTACCTGACAGCTGCTAGCGCGGTGAACTTCGACAACCGGATGCTGATGACCATCCAGCCGCGCAAGATCAACAACCGTGGTATCGTCCATGGTGGTCTTGTCGTGATGGATTTCGATCTCGTCTCGGGCATGGGCCGAAAGCTGCCGCCTGCATGGGAAGGCATCTGGACAGGCGTTGACGTGTTTCAAATGGTCACGGTTCGAGTGAAGCGCACTGAGCGGTGCTTCATGTTTGGATTGAACCAGGACTACATCGGTCTGTACGAGGTCACCAAGAACGGCCAGTTCGACTTCGATGGGTTCGATGATGCACCGATCGACTGGACCATTGAGACGCGCTCGCTGACTTTCGCAGAGCCTACCAACAAGAAGCGCCTGGTGAGCGCCGAACAGTGGTATGACCAGGTGATGGGTTCGATCGAATCCAAGGTCTACTTCAAGGCCAATGAAGGCGAGTGCTGGCAGCCATGGGCAGAGTTCAAGGACTGCGCAAAGTACCGCAACTGCGAGCCCGGTGAGATTTCCTGCCCTCCGGCGGTGATCAACTGCCAGGAGGTCAAATACTACCAGCCGCCTACGCGATCGCGCATTGCCCTGCCGCAACCCCCGGACAAGTGCGACGTGCAGACCGGCGGGTTTACCAGAGATGGTTATGAGTTCCAACTTCGCTACGTCAACACGGGCCGGTTCCGCCTCAAGCGTGTGGCAATGGTTGCTCAACGCCTTCAGGAGGATATTTACGGCGACCTCAGTCGCGTCGCCTGTCCGCTACTCTCAGCATAAAATGCCTTCCTCAAACCCAGTCGATTACGGTGCCGATCCTTGCGGGCTGCGAAACAGCGCGTGGGCGATCAACGAATGCTTGTTTGCGGCCAAGCGGTGCGATTTTCCGGTCGGCACGTTTCTGTTGGGATCGAGTCCTGGGGCGAAGATTATCGACCGCGTTCGCACCGGAGGTGTCGCGACGTTCAACACGGCGACGCCGCACGGGCTTGTTCTTGGGGAAAAAATCACGCTGTACGGTTTTACTGACGCATCATTCAACGGAACCGGCACTGCACAGTTCGGGTTTGAAGTTCTCAGTACACCTACCCCAACTCAATTTACGGTCTCGATGCCGCTTCCGACATACCCGGATGCACCATTTGTCGCAGAAGACGGTTGGATCAACCTGATCGGAGGTGGTTACACCTCGTCATTGGTCATGGGCTACCCGCCTATCAATGGTGTAATTGACAACGTGGCGTTCACCGGCAAAGGCGCTGGGAAAACGATCCTGAAGTTTGCTGACAACACCTCTACGAAAAGAGGGGACACTTTCGGCTTCAACATCCAGATGCTGAAGACCCTCGGCAACTACACCGGAAGCGGAGTTGTTGGTGCGCCAGGTGCATATCCAGGAGTTCCATTGAACGCCCTGAACTGCAAGAACACCCTGATCGAGAGCATTACCTTCGACGGCAATTACGCGAACAACTCAGTTGCGGACATCAAGATCGTTTCGGTGAGCCGGACGAACGGCGTCAACACGTACACCGTGGACAAGCCGCTGTACGCACCTGGGATTCTGGGAACTCAGTTCTATTCCGTCGCGCCTCCAGCTTACAGCCCACCAATTTCACCTGCGCCGTACACAAACATCAGCGCAATCAGCCAGTACATCAGCGACGTGGTGACATCCGGCCCTGGAAATGACTCGTCATTCGTTGGGTTTGGAAGCATCACGAACGTGACTTCGCTTTCTTTCGAGCGAGACCTGCGCGTGGTGCTGATTAACCAGCGGCAGAATCAGTACAATTTTGTCACGTTCACAAAGCATCCGCAATGGAACTTCGGATTCACGGTTGGAAACACGATCACGGTGACTGGTTTCACCGATCCTGCTCGAAACGGCACTTTTACGGTCAACGGATTCATCGACGCGCAGCAGGTGTTTTGCACGCGAACGAGCCCCTACCTTCAGATTTTTTCGTATCAACGGTTGGCTGGTGTCGCGTACATCAAAGCAGTCATCGCGACCAACCTTCTGCCGGGCATGATCGTTCGGATTAGCAATGTGACCGACGGATCATTCAACGGCATCTTTACGGTTACAGGCATCGTATCGTCATCGGAGTTTACCGTCGCAAACGCTGGGGCTGATACCGCCATTCTTCCAGGGCTCAGTGGATCTCTGTTCCGAATCACGGAATTCCAAGTTATTGGCGTCGAGCGGATTTCCGGAGAAGTGATCTACGAACTGAACACCGATCACGATTTCGTGCCAGGTGACAAGGTCAACATTTCAGGCATCTCGATCCCGAGCTTTAACGGCACTGAGCTTCTTATTGCAAGCCCGATTCCGGCTTCAAACCAGTTCAAGGTTGCAATCGCTGGCGCAGACTTGCCGACGCAACCTGAAAACGGCACCGTCTACAAACCTGTCAGCCAAAACGCCCGCGCTTGGTCGCCGACCGTCTATCCGGATGTTGGGCTAACTGCTCAGACAAATGCCGGCGTAAATTCACTCTACACGGTTGCTGGCATCAACCATGTCGGAGAGAGGGCTTTGATTCAGAACAATCAGTTCTACGACTTCGGCGTAGGCGTCGCAGATGCGGAGACGTTCCTGATCAAATCGTTCCTGCCGATGAACGTCAATGACCTGACGGCGGGCGCCAAGGTTCTCAACAACGATTTCAGCTATCAGGGGCGCAACTCGATCCAAAGCTCGCTGTACCCGGGTAACGCTGAGGCCAACACTCAGTGTGCGATTGGCGGCTTCTCAAGCCTAGTCAATCCGATCAACGTGGTGTCACGATCGGCTGGGGTGGCGACGTTTACCTGTGTGATGAAACACACGTTGCGGGCCGGGGACGTGGTTCCGGTGACGATAGGCAATTACGTTTTTGGAATCATCTCCGCTCAGCGGCAATCGAACATCGTTACGTTTACAACATCGCAGAAGCATTTCCTTGCACCTGGAAACACTGTTTTTGTTGATATCAGCAACAACTCGTTCGACGGATCGTTTTCTGTGGTGAGCGTCGTTAGCGACTTTACGTTCACTGTGGCACAGGTGGGGGTTGATGTTTTCCCGGCAATCGTGGTCACTGGATTCGGGGTCGTGAATCTTGGGTTCTCTGGATCGTTGACTGTCATATCAACTCCAGACGCATTCCGATTCACAGCAAACACAGGTGGCCCGGACGTGCTACCAGGCCTCTACCTCGACGGCCAGGTGATCATGCTCCGCAGCCAGCGCATCTTCGCCTCAGAGTGCGAGTTCAAATACAACCGCGTCCAAGGTGGTCCTGACGTGGTCAACCAGCAGAGCCCAGTCCATGCCATCACGGCCCGCGAAACCAGCGGGATGGACATCAGCTACAACAACTTCGATGGATTCAGAGGCACCTGCTTCTACGTCGATTCGTACCAGCACAAAGGCACTCACATCCATCACAACTCGGCGTTGAACGTCTCAGCGTTCATCGCACTGACAGTGCAGGATTGGTACACGCTGATTAAAACCGTCACGCCCCCAGTTCCGAATCCAGAGACCTACTCGACACTGATTGCAGCCCACAAGGACATGTTGATCGAGAACAACGATGTCCTTCTGACAGGCCCTGATTCTTGGTTTTTCCAGACCGCGTTTGCGCCGCTGGATGCGGTGTTCTTGGTCAACAATCACGACGTAAACAAGTCGGAGTATTATTACCCAACGGACTACCAGATCCCGATCACGGCCGCATCCCGCACTGCCAACATCTCTACGTTCACAACTGCATCGCCTCACGAACTCCAGGTAGGCATGGCCGTATCGACAGTTGGAGTCACCGACGGCACGTTTAACGGCGTCTTCACCGTTGCTAGCACACCTTCACCCACGACATTCACGGTCGCAAATCCTGGCGGTGTTACATCGACCTCCGGCGGATTCCTTGGAATCAACAGTCCGATTCAGTTCCCATGGGAGATCCGCCCCATCGGATACCGCCGCACCGGTGGCGTCGCCACGTACACGACGGACAAGGCGCACCAGATGGCGGCCGGCTATCACGCTACTGTGGAAGGCTTCAGTAACACCTCGTTCAACGATGAGGTGATCGTGACCGGCACCCCGACGCTCTACACCTTCACCTGCGCGAACCCTGGCCCAGACGTGCCGTTTACCTCCGAGACCGGCAATTTCTTCCGGTACGTCGATAACATCCAGATTGGCTGCAACACGGTCAGGCGCCTGAGTGGAAACAACTTGGTCGTAAACAACGGCGGCCGGTTCGGCCCGTCATTCCTCCAGGGGCGTCCTGTGCGCTGCGTTGCCCCGCTGGAGCAGTTTTTCTATTTCGATTGTCCCGAGGGCTGTTTGGCGCTTGAATGCGACCCAGGCCCGTGTAAGCCCAACGATTACGTTTACCGCATCTAGCCATGCCTGAGATCAACCTTACCGCCGGCGTGCTGCCGCCGCCTGCCTGCTTCGCATCCGAGCAAGATCGCTTGGACGCCTTCGCGGCCGCCATGATTGCGCAGTTTGCGACCTCGCCGGAATGGGCAGCAAACGCTGTGGCGCCAGCCAATCTCGGGCTCTACTGGTTGCGCCTTGATGCCAACGGAAACCCTGTCGAAGTATTAAAGTACAACACGACGGCACCGGCTGGCTGGGCACGGCTCACAACTCAGTTTACCTACGGTGTCGGCGGCGGCGCTGCCAATGTCTACACCGTGACGCTTTCACCAGCGTCGCCCGGAGTGAATCAAGCCTACCGAACCGGCGCGACCTACGCGTTCGGTGCAGCCTCTGCAAACACCGGAGCTAGCACGCTTTCAATCGACGGGCTAGCGGCCAAGGCGATCACCAAGTACGGCGCCGTGCCGCTTGTGGCCAACGACATAGTGAATGGCCAGATGTGCGTTGTCGTGTACGACGGCACACGCTTCCAGCTGCTGAATCCGGGTCTGAATATCGGCCCGGCAGCCTTCGCACCTGGAACGGATCGCCAGTTCCTGCGGACCAACTCGACGCCGGCATCGGTCTGGGAGTCAGGGTACATTACGCCGGTGGCAAACTATCAGGCCATCCCAGCAGCAGGATCGTCGGTCACGTTCTCGCACGGCCTGGGCGTCGATCCGTTGACGTGGGACGTGGGGATTATCTGCACGGAAGTAGGTGGTAATGCGACGTATGCCTTGAATGATTACATACCGGTTGGAAGCATTCTGCGCACAGACCTTTCTCAAAGCGAACTGCGCATTACCTCGTATTCCAATGCCACGGTTATCGGCATGGTTCGCAACAACTTCGTTTCAGGGATTTACGTGAACGGAAAAACCACCGGAGTTTTGACCCTGATCGACGAAGCCAAATGGAAAGTCATGGCCCGAGCCATCCGCTAACATGAGAAAGACCCTCGCCCAAGCCAAGAACTCCACGATCCCGCAGGCTGTCGGTCTCGCCACCTGCGACGATCGTTTTCTCCAGTTGCTGAACGAGGCTCAGGCGCGCCTGGCAGACATGGGCAAGTGGTGGGGCACGTACAAGAAGCTCCGCGTCTGTGTCACCGCCGGCTGCATCACTTGGCCTCGCGAGGTCAAGACGATCGAGGCGATGAACGTCTGCGGGTACAACATCCCGATCCAGAACCAGTGGTACGAGTTCCAGACCGACGAGCGGGCGCCGCGCACCGGTTGCGGCCGTGAAGGCTGCGAGCAAGACCAGCTGCTGGATCGCGGCATGGTGACCCAGTTCCGGGATTCGGTCGGGAACTGCTACATCAGGGTGACGCCGCAGCTGACGGCCGACGCCGGAAAGCGCGTGCTTCTTCAGGGGCTAGACCCTAACGGGCACCCGATCCGGACGCTGGATACGGTGACCGGCGAGTACGTGTGGGGTGAGTACGTCACGCTGCCCAACCCGGCGGTGACCGCCTACGTTCAGACAGTCAACCTGTTCAAGCAACCGGGCCTTACCGGTGCCCAGAAGCCGTTGACTCAAGGCAGCCTAACGATCTTGGCGTACAACCCGACGACCCTTTTGCAAACCCAGATCGCCGTCTGGGGTCCGAGTGAGCAGAATCCGGAGTATCGCCGCACCTACCTGATCGGTATGCCTGAGGTCTGCGGTGGCACCTCCGGGTGCAACGCCGAAGCACAGAACGACTGCATCGACCATGGCGACGGCTGCGTGCCAGCAGATGAAGCCTGCACCAACACAGTGGTTGAAGCCATCGTGCGCCTGGACTTTATCCCGGCAGTCGTGGATTCGGATTGGCTGTTTATCGGCAATCTCCAGGCGATCAAGCACATGATGAAGGCCATCCAGAAGGAGGACCGGAATCAGTACACCGAGGCCGAGCGCGAGATCCAGCTGGCCCTGCGGAGCTTGCGGAATGAATTGGAAGCCTACAGCCCGAACGAGCGCACAGTGGTCAACGTGCAGGTCTGGGGTTCCGCCAAGATCCAGTATCGGTTTGGAGGGTTCATTTGATGGAGGTCGAGAAGCCCATCACTTGGTTGGAGTTCTTGACCGATGGCGACATCTCGCTCGATGAGCGTCTCGATCGGTGGGAGGCTTTCGTTGCTGACAAGCCGCAGATTGAGTGCCCGCTTAAACACACCTATCCCGAGGGCCTGTATGTACGGGAAATCTTCGCGCCAGCTGGGTCAATCATCACCAGCCGCATTCACAAGTTCGATCACCCGTTTTTCCTGCTTCAAGGAAAGCTCACGGTAATCAGTGAAACCGAGGGGTTGGTGACATACACTGCGCCGGCCCACGGGATCACCCTGCCGCAGACGCGACGGGCAATTTTGATACATGAGGACACCGTGTGGATCACGGTCCATCCGAATCCTCAGAACAAAAAAGATCACGAAGAGATCAAAAACGACCTCACTTACATGAGGGACAACAAATACTTACTATGTCTTGGGTAGGAACAGCAATAGGAGTTGGGCTCGTCGGATCAGCGGCGGGCGCAGCGGTTAGCGGCAATCAAGCCAGCAAAGATCGCGCAGGCGCTCGCGGCGCGGCAAACCTGCCTGGCCTCGATATTCCTTCCGCCGTCGGCGAGGCAGAGCAACTTGCCCCGCGTACACGTGAGCTTGAAGCGCAGCGCAATCAGTTTGCCCGCGCCCAGCTTCTGGAGTCCCTCGGCATCCAGATTCCCGGTTATCAGGAAGGGCAGTCTCAACGCACTCAGAATGCGCTGGCGCTCCTTCGCGGAGAACTGCCACCGGATGTCGCGGCGCAGGTTCAGCGGCAGGCGGCCGGGCGTGCGGTCTCCGGAGGGTTTGCCGGCAGTCAGGCCGCCAGCAACCTGACAGCACGCGATCTTGGTCGCACGTCGCTGGCGTTACAGCAGGCAGGAGGGCAGCAGTTTGCGAATATCCTTGGCACGACCCCGCTGGCGCCGCTCGCCAACTTTGAGTTCACCCCGCAGATGCTCGCCAGCATTCGTGCTGATGAACGGGCCAAGAAACAAGCCGCTTTGCTTGGCACATACAATATGCCGAGCGCGGGTGGAGTCGCCGGCCAAGGCCTTAGCTCACTTGGATCCGGACTGACCAACCTTGGGTTTAGTGCGCTTGGGTCTGGTGGATTTGGGGGTGGCGGCGGTGGAGGCGGAAACTGGAACTCCAAAACTGGAATGCCAACCGGCTACGGCCGCGAGGGACTACTCTAAACGATTATGGCAAACCCCTTCTCAGGACTCGAAAACATCGGGCAGTCGTATCTCGCAGGCTTGCAGCTGGCACAACAGCGCCAGGCCAGGGAGGAAGCAACAGCGCAGCGTGCTGAAGAGGCGCGGGTGCGTGATAGGTATTACCAGGATCTGGTTGAGCAGCGGCGGGAGGCGGCAAGACTTGCCGCTCAGAATCGGACTGACCTCCTCAAGGAAAAGTTTGGCGAGGGCCTGGTTTACGAAGCGGATGGGGTAACCATCGACTTGGTTAATTCAGCCAAGGGCGCCAAGAGCATCAAGGATCTGGACGCATTGGCGGCCGCTGCCGGTAAGGCCGTCGTTCTCCAGCAGGCATCAGGCTTTGGCGACAAACTGGAGATTCCAGAAGAGCTAATGAAGCGGCCAGCGTTCAACCAGGGGCGCGCCGAGGGTCTTGTTTCGGTGTCTGAGACCCGACTGAAAATGCCTAGCATCATGGCGTCGCAGGGGTGGGCACCCATTTCTGAAGACCTCGAATCCACCATTACAGGAACCGGGGTTAACGATTCAGAAATGCTCGCCGAGTTGGAGGCCGCTGGGAAGCCATCTGCAAACCGGAAAACCTACCAAGGCAACGCGGACATGGACATTCGTACCGTCTTTGGGCAGCGGTACGGGAAGCCAAAGAAGGCTGAAAAATTGAAAGATGAACCGCTTGTGGAAACAGTGACAACGGTTGATGAAATCACAGGCGAAAAACGGAGTCGCAAACTGACCGCTTCCCAGGCTGCCGCAGAAAGGGCCTTAAAGCTGGCTGCGCCTCCCGCATCCGGCGCAGGCACAAATGCCGCTCCGGTAGGGCGAATTTTCTATGACCCTAATGCACCGTTTGGTGCAGGATACGCGCCATTAAAGTAGCCTATGCCACGCATCGTTGACATCGAAGGGGTCGGTCTGGTTGAGGTTGATGACCGGATCGGCGAAAACCAACTACTGGAGTTCTCGCAAACCCTTCGACAAGGCGCCCTACCCGCCGCTGGATCCGCGCTGATGCGGGAAGGTGGCCGCATGGTCGGCGGTGCGATGATGGGTCTGACGCGTGCAGGCCTCGAAGAGCCGCCCCCGGTGATGACCGCTGCCCAAGCGGAGAGCCCCGCCGGAATGGCAGCCTACGAACGCAGGCTTGCTGATTGGCAGAAGCGAACGAGGGAAGTGCCACCCGAGGTTCTCCAGGCGCGGGCGGCTGAACTGGAAGCCAGCCCTACCTTCCAGATGGGTCAGGCGCTCCAACGTGGAGCAGAGGAAGCGTTTCCGATTAACCCCCTACGCCAGGATGATTATCTCACCCAACTGGCGAGCGGCATCGGATCGCTTCCTGTATCGGCGATCCCTGGAGTTGGGCCGCTCACATACGGATTCAGCGCTGGCGAAGACCAGGCGCAACGTGCCGGCCAACTCTACGACGTGCGTATCGCTGATGCGTTAGCTAAAGGTGACGCGGCTGAAGCCGATCGCCTTAGGGCGGAGAAACCTGTCAAGCAGGCCCAGGCCGTCATTTACACCGCGCCTATCGGAGCGCTCACGGAGCGAGCTATTGGAGCCGTGCCCGCACTCGGTCGCGCCTTTACGGGCCAGGCCGGGAAACGCGTTGTCCGTGAGACTCTCCGAACCGGGCTTGAGGAAGCGGCGCAGGAAACATCCGAACAGCTGTTGAGCAACCTAGTTGCCAAGGAGGTTTACAATCCGGAGCAGCAAATTGGAGAAGGCTTGTACGAGTCTGGAACCGTTGGGGGCGGTGTTGGCGCTCTGGTTGGCGGAACCATTGGAGGGTTCGGGAAGCTGGCTCGCGGCCGCAGAATGGCCCAGATCCAGGAGCAACGCCTCGTCGAAGGACCTGCACCTGGAGGGCAACGTCTTCAGGAGATCATCGACCGCCAAGCAGCTGGCGTCGCTGCTATCGGTGGCGATCCTAACATTCCGCTCCCCAACGCCACTGCCACCCTCGCTGGCATCAACTCCGGCGGCGCTCCGTCTGGGCCTTTCCGTGTCACTCCTCCAGGCGCGAATGTTGTACCGCCTGAAGAAGAGATCGTTTTGCCGGAGATGGTCCTTGAAGAAGAAGCCGCGCCTACCGAAACCCCAACTGCCACACCAGATGCCGTTCAAGAACAAATCACAGATGAAGGCCTGCTTCGCGGAGAAGAGCCGCAACCCGAAGTCGAAGTGGGACTGCCAGAAGTGGATCAAAGAGGGCGGATTACCGAAGGAGCAGGGGCCGAAGCCCAAGCGGAAGTCCAGCCGCTGACCATTGAGGAGACGCAGGAGTACAACGATACCCTCGATGCAGCCCAAGGTGGGTCGGTGTACGACATCCTGAACGATGAGCAGCTGATTCGCTTCGAGGAACTCGCCGGACGGGTTCGCCAGCTGGAGCAGGCTGGGTTTGAGTTCGATGAAACGACTGGATGGACTAAGCCGGGGGTGGCTGCGGTGGCGGCTGAGATGCCGGCCGCAGCGACAGAACCTACGGCCCAGAAACCGAGTCAACCGGTTGAGTCAGGTCCAATTACACAGGAAGCGGTTGATCTTCTCGCGAAGGTCGATGCCGGCGGAGTTCCAATGTCCGTCACAGCAAACTTGGAGCGCATTGCCAACGAAAACGGGGTCACCGTCACTGGAAGCGACACCCCGAACACGATCATTGCGCGGCTGCGACAGAAATCCACTCCCGCTGTAGTTTCGGCTCCAGGTGTGGTTGCCCAAACGCCTGCGCCCGCTCGCGCTGTCGTCCTAACCCCAGGTGCGGTCACCGTCACCCAAACTCCAGCTGCCGCTCCGACACCCACCCCGGCACCCGCACCCGCCCCAGCACCCGCCGCAACCATTTCCGATGAAAACCAAGCTCTCCTCAAAAACCTTGGCATCACCGCAACTGTCCAGAAAGACGGCAAGATTGCGTTATCCGGACGTACCTTCGACTGGCGCAACGACATCAATGAGTTCGGAGGCCGGTATGCGGCAGCCGACCGCTCCTGGAGGATCTCTCCCGACGGGCTTGGGAAGTTCATCGAGCGAGCGCGACCTGCTGCAACAGCTGCTGTCGGACCAACAAGTGGCCGACCAGCTTACGTCTCCGATTCTAGCCTCCGAAAACTCCGATCGGATGCTGACAACCGGCCCGACCGAAGCGGACTTGATGGAGGTGTTGGGAACTATGTCGGTGAAGATACCCAACAGCTGATGCGCCAAGGGGAGGCCTTCGGCATCCCCAGCGTCGTGATCGACGAGCAGATCGAAGACGTGGCACTGATGGTCCAAGCGTATCGCCAAGGCCGTCCACTCTTCATGCTCTCCAGCGCCCCGGGCACGGGTAAGACGTTCGTGTTGGGCGCGGCGATCCGAGAGCTTCGCCGCTCGGGCGCCAAGAAGATCACCTACGTCACGCTGCGTAAGGAGTTAATCACCCAGATCAAGCAGGACCTAAAGGACTACGACATCGGCGACGTGAACTTCATCACCTACGCGGAGATGAAGGATCGCCCCGCAGAGGCGTCTGACGTGCTGATCTTCGACGAAGCGCACGCGATCAAGAACTTGTCCGGTGAAGGTTCTGAGCAGGCCAAGAAGGGCCAGGAATGGATCCTGAAGACCAAGTTCCCAGTGCTCTCGACGGCAACCCCGTTCGAGAACCCGGTTCAGGCGGCGTATCTAGCGAACACACGAATCTTCGATCCGTTCAACGGATTCAAAGACTTTGCCCTGGCCTACGGTGCCACACCGGTGAAGACCGAAAACGGCACGCTTCTGGTTTGGAAGCGCACCAACACCAGCGACGCCGACCAGGTTGCCGCTCGGAACTTCTTCAAGAAGGAGGGCATTTTCACGGCCCGCAAAACACGCCTTCCTCAGAACCAGGTGGATTCACGCCTAGTCAAGGTCCAAGCGAACGAGGAGTACACCCGGATCTACAAGGCGTTCGAGAACGCTGTCGAAGAAAACAAGAGCGCCCTCGCAGGATTCTCCAAGGCATGGATCAAGAATTTCCAGAAGCGCATCCTGGAGGCGTCCAAGATCGACATCGCTATCAACGAAGCCAACAACGCACTCAAGGCTGGGCGCTGGCCGATCATCTTTGTTGAGACCAAGGCGGAGCGGAAGATCGACATCCCGAGGTTGCTCGATCTTGAAGACCAGTGGCGCCGAGAGATGGACCTGGCGCGCCGAATGAATGAGCGCGGCCCGAGCCGATCGGAATTCGGGCTCCCACCGATGGGGATCACCGACGTACTGGCGTCGTTCATGGAGGAGACCGGCATATCGGTGATCGAGATTCCGTCCGCTGAAGACGCCGTGAAGGCGAAGTTCGGCGAGGACAATGTCGCGATCTTCACTGGTTCAGTCACGCCCGCTAAGGCCCAGAAGAACCTCGATCGGTGGCGTGGCAATAAGCCGATGGTCCTGGTCGCCACCATGGCCAAGGGAGGCACCGGCCTATCACTACACGACAAGACCGGAAATCACCCGACGACCCAGATCAACGTCAACCTGCCGTGGACCGCCACCCAGGTTGAGCAGGTATCACTGCGTTCCGCCCGGTACGGCCTGAAAGGCACCGCGCAGATGCAGTGGCTCTTTGCTGACAACATCCCGTTCGATCGGCAACTAGCTCAGCGGGTTGGGTCTCGCATGGCCGACATGGGTGCGATCGTTCACGGAGAGCTTCCGACGACGGCCGCCAGCATCCAGAACTGGAACTTTGAGGATGATTCGTTTTCAGAAGCCAATGCTGATCAGGCTGACAAGCAGGACCTGATCAAACAAGAGCAGCCGCCTACGCCCCCAGCTGCGCCGGTTGTTACCGCGCCTGCCGCCAAGCCTGAGCGTAAAGTCTCCCAGGTGCGCCAAGACGCCCAGGAGTTCGACCGACTGGCGACCGACATCGCGCCTGACCTCGGGCTGATCGAGGATCCTGCGCTTCTGAGTCCGGTGTTTTCTGGAAACATCCAAGACAAAGGTTCGATCGCCGCGAAGATGGCCCGCCAGAAGGCGCTCGCTACCGTCAAGAAGCGCGCTATCCAACAGCTTGGAGGAAACCCTGAACAAAACTCGGAGGCCGATCGCGCTGCCCTGCTTCCCCAGATGCGGGAGCTTGCGGCCAAGGTTCAGCAGGACCGGAAGATCCAGGCGTTTGACGCTGCCATCCAAGAAGGCGGCCCGGTTGCGGTCAACACCAGCAACCTGGCGGTAGGCGACAAGATCACTGTTGGTGGCTCAGAACTCACGATCACCGCTGTCGATCCGGATACCATGGATGCGACCGCTGACGGCGGAGAAACCTACGGTCAGATCAATCTCCCTGACGGTATCAGCATCAACATCGACGCGTACACTCCGGCCGCTGCACCGGCTGCCCCCGAGCGCAAGCCCCGCCTCGCAGCTGGAGAAACGCAAGGCGACCTGATCTCCAGCACACAGGCCGAGCCATTCGCCCTGGTCGGCGAAGAAGGTGTGGATATCGAAGCCCGCAAGCAGAAGGCCCAAGCCGCTGCCCGCGCTGCTGCGGAAGCTAAGGCCGCCCAAGAGAAGGCGCAGACCCAGATGGATCTCAGTGACGCCGCCGCCGAAGCCTCTGACGCCATCGCCCAGTTCGTTGAGTCCATCACTCCTAAGGCTGGCATCACCGAAGGCCCGACGCCCGAGGAGTCTGCACGTCGCGTTCTTGAAGCCCTCACCAAGCTTGCCTCCGTCGCGATCCGCGCTGGCATCCAGAGCGCATCTCAGTGGGCGACCAGCCTGCGCCTGAAGCTCAGCCCGGCATTGCAGTACGCCTGGGACCGCGCTCAGGGAGCAACGGTTGAACCCACGCCAGAGGTTATCGCTGATGTAGCCACCATGCCCGAGCGTGCGACTACCGACTTCGGCATGATTTACAGCACGCCCAGCGAACCGATCACGACCAAGCGTGGTGGGTTTGAGGATGTTGTGGCTGGACGCCGGGCGCTCACCCCTGAAGTTCGCAATGCTGGCATCCAGCTGGCAGTCGAGACGTTCAACGAAGCGGGCGTGAAGTTCCGGCAAGTAGCCGACAACCTGTTCGCTCCTGTTGATGGAGTGGACCAGGAGGCGGCTGGACGGGAGTTGGTCCGTGTCGCTAAGGACAAGATCGCCAAGGCTAAGGCTGAAGGACGCAGTGATACCGTCGCAGAGTTGATCAATTCACTGCGGAACCACTTCGGAATCTCCGAGGCGTTCAGCCCCGAGACCCGCGATGAACTCTACCTGATCGGTCAGTCTGAGGCGTCTGAGTTCGGCCGTAACCTGGCGAGCTTGAAAGCCTCGGTGAAGGACTTCGTGGCCCTAGCCCGTAATGTGCGTGGATTCCTGACATCGGCCATCTACGACAACTTTAATGGCGAGAGCGTCAAAGGGGTGCTCGACAAGATCATGACCGAGTTCCGTGGCCAGTTCACTGAAGCAGAGATCCAGAAGATCGTTGGCGAGAAGCCTGACCTCCAGGAGATGCTGAACCGGTTTGGAGTCCTGGCGCTGGCTGACACTGGCGGCCGCGTTTACCGCGCTGTCCAGGCGCGCCTCAAGACCAAGAAGGCGCCCACCCAGAAGGCGAAGGAGCAACGCGCTCTTGAGGATGAAGCCATCGAGCAGATCATTGAGAACGCTCTGGCGCTTGGAGTCACCGAGCCCGCCAAGCCCGCGAACCGCAAGCTCACACCTGACGAACGGTTGGCCCTGATGACCCGCCCGGCGACGCAGGCCAAGGTGCAGAAGGCCACCGAGGATGCGGTGAAGGAAGCTGAGTTCAACGCCGGATGGCGAGTGATGATGGCCGACGCCGCTGGCAACGAAGAACTCCTCGGGCAGTACCGTGACGCCATGGCAGCTGGCGAGGATCCGGATCCAGAGGCGATCGAGAAAGGTCTCGACCTGCCGCAGTACGCTCACTGGCGCACGATTCGTGATGGGTTCCTGAACTACTCGCCGACTACCCTGAAGCTCGCCCAGGACGTAATCCGTGGGCGCTTCAAGGGAACTCAGTTCGGGCCGAAGAAGGTCGCCCCGCCGGAGCCTGCTAAGATCGACCTGGCGCGCCTGGTTCAACAACCCAACGCTGAGATGAGCCGCGTGATCGGCGAGCAGCTGGCTGCTATCGAACGCGTCATGGACCTGGCTGGAGCGTCTCCGGAAGCCAAGGCCCGCGTGATGCAGATGATCACGGCTAACGTGGGTTCCCAGGTGCAACTGGCCCGCCAGCGCGTGCTGAACAGCTTCCTGGACGTGAAGGCCAAGACTGGTCCCACGACTGCGAGCGACCGTCTCCAGCGGTTGATAAACGCCGGCATCACTGAGGACCCGCGCTACCGCTCCCAGAAGACTCGCGACCTCCTGAAGCGTGTCGCCAAGACCTACCTGACGGCCGATGAGCTTTCCGGCATGGCAACCAGGACTCGGGCCGAGAAGCTCGCGTTCCTTACCGGCAAGCTGAATCAGATCACGGCAGCTGAGAAGCTGGCCGATGAGTGGATGCAGGGCGCTGTCTGGACCTACCTCACCGAGCGGATGATGGAGGCCGAGAACGCCGTGGTCTCTCAGATCGTGGGCGCTAAGGACGTTAGCTTCGATCCGGCTCAGCCGAAGACCGACGCGCAGCTGGAAGCTGATCGAGCCAAGGCTGTTGAGCGCCTCGCTGGCGGTATCCGCGCTGGCCTGCTGGACCAGCGGATTGCAGAGAGCGTCGCCAAGAACCCCGCGTTGCAGCGGTTGGTTCCCAAGATGAGCGACCTGGTGAAGCGGGTACTGAACACCCCGCAGGCCGGGCAAACCAAGCTGGCTCAAGCGTTCTCGGAAGCGTTGCTGGTAGAACTGGCGATCGACCAGGCGCTGGCCGACAAGACTGGCGTTGCGCTGGCCAAGGCGTTCCAGGCGAAGTTCGAGCGGGCGCGCATTCGTGCGCTCGACCTGGCGGTACAAAAGCTCACGCCGAAGCAGCGTGAGGAAGCCGGCCCGGGCCGGCCCCTGTGGCAGAAGATCGAGGAATTCGTGAACGCAGGTGGCATGAACTCGGCGGTGCTCCTGCAAAGCATTGCGAAGAAGGCTGGATGGAAGGTGCCTACCGATGAGGAGGTTTCACGCCTCCGAGACCTGGCGCGCCTGGAACAGGAACTCAGCACGGCCACCGAAGAGGAAATCAGCAAAGGTATCACGGACGACATCAAGGCCGCGAAGAACCTTGGAAGGCGGGCAGACATTATGCGCGAGATCCAGATGCGCTGGGCGCGTATGACCATGCCGATCCGTGGCAACAAGCAGAACCTGGCGCGAGCGATCAATGAGGTGACTTCGGCACAACTGCTGTTCAAACCGAGCTTCGTTACCAAGCAGCTGATCGACGTGGCTACCCAGATGTTCTACTACACGCCGACGCGTGCAGTAGCGACGGCCGTAGAGCGATACCGCACCAGTCGCGATCCAAACCGCGCAAGCCGACTGTGGAAGGATACCAGTGCTGCGCTCGAAGACGCCTACAAGGCGCGCTTCAATGCGCTCAACATGGCCCTCACGTCTGCGCTGGAGGCTGCCAAGGGCCGAGCCGAGAAGGATACTATCATGGGTATCCAGAGCGGTATCCGGGCGCTAGACCGCATCAACGCGCAGGCCAGCGAGTACGCCAAGAACGGCGACTACGCCAGGTCCGCGCTGGTGCGAATGATCGGCATCTCTCAGCTATCGTTCCGGTTCGCTTCATCTCTCGATGCCTTCCAAGGCGTCCTGGCTGAACAGCAGGAGATCGGTGCATGGACCGAGTCCCAGCTGCGTCTTCAGGGCATGGCGCCCGAGCAGGCTCGTAAGACCGCCAAGACTATCATCGGAGATGCGATAGCCGAGTACGCGTTGGCTCAAGCAATCGTTGGTGATGATCCCAACATTAGCCCGAAAGAGCGCCGCGCCGCTGCCTGGAACGTCGTGCGCGCCCGGCAGTACCAACGCATCAAAGCGGCCGGGCTTGATACGGGTGCGCTCAAGGAACTCACCCAGGACCTCCGCTCCACGATCGGTTGGAACGTTGAAGAAACCGGTGGGCTTGGTGGCGTGATCGGGCAAGGCATGAAGAATGCCAGCGACTTCCTTGCGAAGACTGGCATCCCGAACCCTGTCGGACGCTTCTCCAACGCGATTGCGATCGGCATCAACCGTGCCCTCACGTTTGCCGGCGGCGGATTCGTGCCGAAAGCCTTCGAGGGATCTGCTTGGTACAAGACTGAGACCGACAAGGCGCAGCGCAAGATTGAGGCTGCGACCGGGTTAGGCCTGTCTGGCGCCTTTGCTGCGCTGGTTCTCTCAGGCGCACTGCGAGTCTTCACCAGGTGGCCTGACGACAAAGAAGAGGCCGACCTCTGGGAACGTGAAGGCCACCGTCCGAACACCATGGAGCTTGAACTGCCTGGCGGTAAGATCCTGCGCGTGTCGTTGAACACCGGGCCGATTCAGGTTGTACGGCCGGCACTGGCTGCGATCGGTGAGCTTCAGTATCAGGTCGCCAGGCGCAACCGCCTGAACCAGAAGGCCGAGGCTGCTGCCAAAAAGAAGGGCTTGAAGTTTGAGCCCCGCGAACTCACTGCGAAGGATGTAGGTGGTGCGTTGGCTTACGGCGCTTACTCCGCTGTGGCGCAAGGGCGCACCGCATCCGGTATGATCGGCTCCGGCGTGTACCGCCAGACCCCTGACATGGGCAAGATCGCCGCTGGTGCAGTAAGCCCGTTGATTCCGTTTGCACCGCTCCTACGCGAGGCTGCCGCCATGTCCGGCGCGCAGTTCAACCCCAAGGACCAGACGTTCATCAACCTGCTAGTCCCGACGCCCTGGAGTGGCAAGGTCGATCGGAATTTCCTCGGGGATCCGGTGGGTACGCCGCGTGCCCAGGAGCGCATCATGTCGATCCTCACCGGCGGCACCGCAATCGTTGGTGGCGAAGATCCTGACCGCGCCTACCAGGTGCTAGCCAAGACTGGATGGACGCCGGCCACTCCGCAGAACAACAAGTTCTTCCAGTTCGGCCGCGTGCAACGGCAGGCCACGCCGGAAGAGTTGACCAGGATGCAGGAGGTTCGCGCAGTCGAACTCAAGACCCGCATTTCGCAGCTGGATCCTCAAACCGCCACCAAACGGCAGCTGGACCGGATCGAAGACATCGCGAACGCAAAAGCGAAAAAAGCTGTGGGAATTCGATAATCCTGTATTGACGGCGCACGTCAGTTGCCATACGGTGACTGACGTATGAGCAACCAACTGCAAGTAGCCACCCCTCAACAGCAACCTCTCAGCGCCTTCTCTTCGGAGAACGCGTTCGTGTCCGTCCAACGCATGGCCAAGGCCCTTGCGTCCAGCACGCTCGTTCCCGATTCCTATCGGGGCGAGGCCAACCTCGGTAACTGCATCATCGCGCTTGAACTGAGCCAGCGCATCGGCGCATCGGTCATGGCCGTGATGCAGTCCATGGTCCCGATCCACGGCAAGCCCACCTGGAGTGCCGCGTTCCTGATCGCCACCGTCAATAGCTGTGGCCGGTTCTCCCCGATGCGGTTCCGCTGGGTTGGTAAGGAAGGTGCCGACGAGTGGGGATGCCGTGCCTACGCCGTCGAGCGCGAGGGCAACCTGGAACTGGTCGGCGCCCTGGTGACGATCGCCATGGCCAAGGCCGAGGGTTGGTATTCCAAGAACGGCTCGAAATGGAAGACCATGCCCGAGCAGATGCTCCAGTACCGCGCCGCTGCGTTCTGGACCCGCGCCTATGCGCCCGAGATCGCTCTCGGTATGCACACCGCCGAGGAGATTCATGACACGCCAGAGGCCAACCAGGTCGTGAAGCCAGTCGTCATGGACGTGACTCCGACGCCGCCCGAGCCGAAGCCGCGCAAGGTTAAGAAGGAGCCTGAGGCGGTCGTGGTGCAGGAGCCGGCGCCGGTACAGGTCGAACCAGAACCGGAGCCTACCCCGACCGCGCCTGAGCCAGTGCCAGCACCTGAGCCTACGCCTGCGCCGGCAGTTCCTGAAACCCCAGCTCCGGAAAAGTTCAACGTCGAGACCGTTGAGGGCACACTGTTCTCCATCGGCCTCACCTACGAGCAGTTGGTCGCCATGGCCACCGAACTCAGCTGGTGGCCGAACCCCGAGGCGTACCCGACCGCCGCTGACCTGCCCGAGGAACTCGCCAACTGGGTGATCCGCAACCGCCGGGGCATCGCTCGTCAGGCAGCGAAGGGGGGTGGGAAGTGAACAGCGGCTTAAACGGATCGTTGAACGACGGCGCGAGTGTTGCTTTGGGTGAAACAGCCCTGACGGCTACGACTGCGACGCCCACAAGGAATACGGGGCTGGGTTACCAAGTGATATGTCCTTCGGAGAACCAAGGTCAGCAGCAATGCGAGTCAACCCAGCTTGGAGAACCGCAGAATACCGACTCAGTCCACCCATGAAACTCATCCACCCCATCGACGTACATCAGTACCGCAGTCACCCCGCAATCAACGTCTCTGCGCTCAAGGCGTTCGCCCGCTCGCCGCTCCACGCTGAGGTCGGCTTCGAGGAAGAACGCGAGCCTACCGAGGCCATGAACATCGGAAGCCTGCTGGACCACAAGGTCCTAGGCACGCCGTACCTCTACACCACGTCCCCCTACGAGGACTTCCGCACCAAGGAAGCGCGTGCGTGGCGCGACGAGACCAAGGAGCGCGGCGTGACCGTGTTCAAGCAGGAGGAGATCGAAACCGTCGAGCGCATGGTCGAGGCAGTTCGCGAACACCCGGTAGCCGGCCGGCTGTTTGCCGAGCCAGGGAAGGCCCAGGTCGGTATGTTTGGCGAGTTCGAGTCCTGCGAGCGCAAGGGCCTGATCGACTGGTTGCCCAACACGACCCCGGTGATCGTGGACCTCAAGAAATGCCGCGATGCTAGCAAGGCCGGGTTCCGGCGGCAGATTGGCCAGCTGCGTTACGACGTGCAGGCTGCGTACTACCGGGACCTGTACCGAGACATCACCGGTGAGACGCGTGCCTGGCAGTGGGTCTGCGTCGAAGACCAAGCGCCGTTTGCGGTCGCTGTGTACCAGCTGGACACCGAGTCCTGTGAAGTCGGGTCACGTACCTGGCAGTCGTGGCTCAGGCAGTGGATCGTCTGCGAAGACACGGATTCATGGCCCGGGTACAACGGTGATTCAACCCAGATCATCCAGTCGCCTACCTGGATCCTCAAAGATGAAACTCTCCCGTGAAGCCATCGAGCGCGTGCTCGGTAAGCAGCCACCGGTTCCGATCATCGAAGAGCAACCGAGGGGAACCTGGAGGCAGATGACCGATGCCGAATGCAAAGCGATCATCGAGGCCAAGCGCCAGAATCCGACGTACACCTATCGCGAGTTGGCGAAGAAATTCAAACGATCGAACAGCGTAATCTGGAACTTAATCAATGGAGGTAAACCGTGAATGAATTGATTTCCAACGCCGTAGCCCGTGGATGGATCAGCTTTCCCGATCCAGCTGCGGTACCAGCACGGATCGAAACTCCGCCGATCAACGCCAAACGCGCCTGGAAATTATGGAACGAGGGCCAGAGCCTGGCCTACGTGGCCAAGGCCATCGGGGTAAAGAAGCGGTTCGTAAAGTCAATCATCATGGAAGGGAAACCATGAAGACTGTGAAACCCAAACGACCGACAGCGAAGGTGATTGTCGTCTCGGACGACACGCATCGGCGGCTCAAGGAATACGCCACCAGGAAGGGGTACAAGTTTCAGTATGTCGCCGATGAGGCGGTGGCGCAGTACCTCGAAGGGGAGGAAACGAAATGACTAAAGAACAAACCAAAGAAGCCATCCGCATCATGCAGGCATTTGTGGATGGGAAGGACGTTCAGAGCATGTATGAAGGAAAGTGGTCATTAGTACATGTACCTAGGTGGAACTGGGACGATACAGAATACCGCATCAAACCCACCCCGACACTCCGCCCGTGGACTGCGGATGAGGTGCCGCTGGGTGCGTGGATGAGGAGGCAGGCAGATCCAAAATTCCGCTGGTTGATACTTAATGTGGGAAATGATGATATGAGGATGGATTTCTATTTAAAGAACGAACACTCCATCGACAAGGGCGTCACATGGCTTCCGTGCGGGGTGATGGAGGAGGCGAAATGAGCAACCAACCAATCAACGACGGAGGACCTGCGTTTCCAACTGCTGCAACCGCGACAACGCATGGATTCTACCAAGACGGTCAACCTTGCATGACCCATTACGGTTCGAGATCTGGCATCACTGTCAGAGACTACTTCGCGGCGAAGGCGTTGCAGGGTTCCCTAGCTTGTCTTGGATCAGGCGGAGACTGGGATGACTTTGCAAAAGATGCCTATCAATACGCCGACGCGATGCTCAAAGCGAGGGGGGAGTCGAAATGAAAGACAACCCTCCTCTTATTATAGCAATAGTTTTTTCGGTTATTATCGCTTTCTTAGCTTTAAACCGAATTGGATTCGTTGGGGGAATTGATAAAGTACAACAAGAAGCCGTTCTCAAAGGCCATGCCGAGTGGGTGGCTGACACGAATGGGAAAGCGCAGTTCAAATGGAAGGAGTGTAAATGAGCGATACCCCTATCTCCGACTCAACACCTCACAACGTGGCCGAACTCGGCATGCTGTGCAGGAGGATCGAACGCCAACTCAACGCGGCAAACTCAATCATCCGTCAGCAGCAATTGTTGGATGAGGAGAACCTGCGGATTCAAGACCACATCAAGCGGTTGGAGAGCAAGTTGGTACAAATTGATAAATGGTACAAAGCCAAGGAGGACAAGCCGTGAATCATATTGGTGACACCAACAAAATGGTCAGCGATACACCGAGGACGGACACCGAATTGGAGTTTGATCCAACATCAGTCGATGAAGTTTTGGATTGGAGCCGCCAGCTCGAACGCGAACTCCACGCATCCAACGCAATCATCCGGCAGCAGCAATTGCTGGATGAAGAAAACCTGCGGTTACAAAACCGCATCAAGCGGCTGGAGGAGGATCTAATGGACGCGAAGAACAAGCATGCCGCGCTGGTTGCGGACGTTGCGTTGTACGAGGACAGGGGCGAGCGCATCAAGCGGCTGGAGGAGTGGATTGCCTGCCTCAATCCAATAGCACAGCACAGCGGCCAATCCGAAAACCGAGAGTGGCACGGTGTTGACATTAGGTGGCTCTACCCGTCGCAGGTTGTTTATTTGGGGGAGGCCAAGCCGTGAAAACCGTACCAGACAAATGCCCGTTCTGCGAATCGCCGATCATGGTTCATGGCGGCAACCTGCTGAGGTCTGATAACTGCGGATTCGCTACCTACGAATGCAGGACAGTTTACGACACTGAATTGGCTGACAATCAATGGAAACGGGCAGAACAATCTATGGCATGTAAGACTCGTGAAAATCAACTACTGACAAAGCAGCGTGATGAAGCTCGTGAGCGCATTAAGCGGCTGGAGGAGGAGAACGACGCTCTCCGCGCTGACTTGTTGCTGTGGAATGAGAAGGAGGTGAAGCCGTGAGCGATACACCGAGGACGGATGAGTTAGAATACGATGGTATTGGAATTTCAAACTTCGGACACCAAGATTTGTATTACGCTTACAAATTCGCTCGCCAACTCGAACGCGAACTCAACGAAGCCAACCAGCGGATCAAAGAACTCGAAGCCAAAGTGGATGAACTCCATGACCTCGAAAAATGGTTGGAGGGACGATGAAACTGCGACCGATCAAATGGGTGCTGTCACCTACCGACGACCACATGCTTTCCATGGAATGCACCGACATTGAGATCGTCGATGAAGGCGGCGGTGAGTACGTCGAGGTAAGTCAATCTGCTGATGGCCATGGTAAAGTCAGCATCAACCCAGAGGAATGGCCGATGATGCGTAAAGCCATCGACGACGCCATCAAGCAATGCAGGAATCCAAACCATGACCATCGAAGAAATGAGAACCATCGACGGAGTGAAGACCTACAAGGAGCTGGAGGAGGCCCGTGCCAGGATCGCGCACCTGGAGGCAGCACTTCGCCGGATCGCCAACCAAGACTATCGCGGCAACCGCTCAACCGAATCTCAGATCGCTGTTGAGGCGCTGAAACCATGACCACCCACTACAGACACCTATTTAAACGCGCTGCCTGCGGACGTGCTAGCGCCCGAACCACAACCTACAAATCCAAAGTCACCTGCATCTCATGCCGACGGACCCACCTATTCCACCAACCCGACTCAACACCCTCTCAGAACTCTACCAAGCCGCCCAAGCGAAGAAAGCCGTGACCGTTGGCACGATCCACCGCAAGCCGGCGCCAGCGGCCTGGGTTCTCAGCTACCAAGGCAGTCTGATTCACCGGCTTCTGGAAACAGGCATCTACCTCTACACCAAACCCAACCCATGACCTTCTCCCAATCTGGCCAGCTGCCACACCACCAATACTGCTTCGTCGATGCCCGTTTCATCTCCAGCCGCACCGGGTTTATCCCCTGCGTCTGGTTCGGGCTAGTATCCATCCCAGGTCGGATGTGGGGCTGCACCATCATGCTCGAATGCGGCGCGGTTTACCGGGCGGTTCCGCCGCACGCGCTAGCATTCCATCCACAACCTGAAATCATCTGGCTCCAAGACCACGCCCAACGCTGGGACTGCTACGGTCGGGAGTTCAGCACGATCGAGTACACCTACCTCCGAGGTATGGAAGCCGTAGTGAAATGCTCTGACACATTCCAATCCGGCCAATATCTCTTCACCGCCGCACCCATCGACGATGGATTCTCCCGCTATCCCGAACAGGCCAAGGAGTTCTGCTTCATGCAGCTGGACAACGGCCGCCTGACCATCCAGCCCACCGACAAGGTCTTGTTCTGCGACCGCTCTTTCGTCACGCCCGAGTGGCCGACGGATCTCAAAACCACCACCGAAATCTACAGCTGCGAATGAACCTCATCCAACTCATCAAACGATTCCTCGGGCTCGTAAAACCAATAGGCCGTCCCCGCATCCCCATTGAGAAGCGACTGGCAATCAAAGGTGCCCCGATGCACGTCACCGACGCTGAGCTAGCACGCATCCTCTCTGTCTCCTACGCAACCATCCACCGATACCGTCACAAAAATGGACACCAACCACGAGAACGACGAACTCTCCAGATTCAAAGCGATAGCCCGCCAGCTGCATGAGCGACTCGGCTGCGGCTGCTTTCGTGAGCCATGCTGGACGTGCCAGCAGGTCTCCAAGCGCTACCAAGCCATGATCCGTGAAGACCAGCGCACCATCCAAGCAATCCACCGGCATCCATCGGATTCACCTGTCCGGTAACCGGGTTGTCGTGATCGACACCAAGGATCTTAGCGACCGTTCCCGCAAGGATGTCATCGGCATCTGCGTGGCCAACTCTCAAGATCCAGACACGCTCCTGGCGAACCTCAAGAAGATCCCAGGCGTGCTATCAGCCCATTTCGGGTAACCGACGTGGCCGGGGTGGTTTCACCCATCGGTCTAGCATCGGCCCATCCCTCTCCCGGTCAGGACGCCGGGGGAGGGAGCCCCACAAAAAACCCCTGAGACCTCGCGATCCCAGGGGCTGTGACAACCTAACAACTACAAGCGGTGGTACCCTACCGCTTTTTGCCCACAACCGCAAGGGTTTTGATCACCCGATCAGCCAGTTCCTTCGATGGCCTGAAGTACACCTTCGGCCTCGGGGGAATCGGGATCTCGACATCCGGGATCAGCGGGTTACGGCCGATCATCGGCTTCGTCCAACGCACCTGGAACTGACCGAAATCCGGCAGGTTCAGTTCACCCTTCAGGATCTCCTCGGCCATCAGTTCCATCACGCAGTCCACCACCTGCTTCGCGTGCGGAACCAGCAGGCCGCACTCCTCGGACACCCGGCGTGCGATCTCAATTCGTTTCACTCTTCACCCCCATCTGCTGCTGGACCAGCTGTTCAATCGCACGCCGGGCGACCATGCCGGCGATCAGCGCGGCAGACGGCTCAGGCACGGTGCCATCCTCGGGGATGGGAGGCTGCACGTCGATCGACAGGTGAAACCCACCATCGGCGTCCGTGATCTCAATGGTCACCTTCCGGGTCATTCGACCCTCCTTCCCTGCACTCGGGCCACGCGCTCACCCTGCCACGGCGGCGGGGTCTGCGAGGCGCGGTTGATCGAATCCACGATCGCCGGGTTGGTCACCGGCTGGATCAGCGGGGTCTTCACCGTTTGCGGGATCGTCGTGTTGCCACGCGGCCCATTCACCACGACGCCCTGAATCCGGACCACGCGCTTGGCGTTGATCTCCTTCATCTGGTCACTGCGCCGCTGGCGATCCTCATCGGTGATGGTCTTCGCTCGACCGCGACCGCGACGACCCAAGGCCGATGCGGCCTGACTGACTGCGGGAGGCACCAGTGGGGCCTCCTCGTTTGGTTGGTTCTCTGTTTCCATGTTAGATGATCCTCCAATCGTTCGACAGCATATCAGTCTGAGACGCCAGCCACCCAGTCAACACAGCGCGACGGCCGGCAGCGTTCGTCGTGTACATCCGGATGGATCCAAGGCACTCGATTTCTCCACCGTTCTCTTCAGCCAATGCCTTCAAGTGCGGCTCCTTGCACCACGCGGCTGGGACCGAAAAGGCAGGAAGAAGCCAAAGGTACATCCCTTTGCCGTTCCAGCCGTTGCGTTGAATTTTTTGACCCTGCTTGAGGGCTTCTAGCGCCTGCCCGAAGGTCAGGTTTTCCGTTTGATTTGTTTCCATAATCTGTTCCCGCGTTACTGGCGCGGATCGGTGCCACCTACCAGGGGAGCACCCATCCGAGCCCGCACCCGCCTCCAATATGCCACCGTCTTCGATCGCTTCCATCCGCTCGGGCCACCGTGCCAGACACGCGCCAGGTCCTGATTCGTCACCGGCCGACCCAGCCGGGTCTCGGTGCAATAGTGCCCCGTGTAAATTCTGAACACCCCCAACGCGGCCCATCGGTTAGTCATCTCGGCCCATCGGTAGTGCGTGCCTGCGATCCGGTTCACGTCCTTTACGACACAGGGACGCACCTGGAGAGCGCCAAGCTCCCCACGGCGTCCCCGGGCCATGTCGTTCCCGCCGGATTCCACGGCGATCAGTGCGGCAAGTAGTTCAGCTTTCATTGGGAGTCGTGCGCGTTGACCAGTCGCGCCCCTGGTTGGGCAGTATCGGCCCCACCCGGGCCTAGCGGAGGGGTTTATACGGTAAGCGGTTCGCGTGGTCAATCTTCATCCCGAAGGTGCCCGAGGTGCGGCGGCTGGTATGTCGAGCAAGCGCACACGACCGCATCTGGGTAGGCGATCACAGCCTCTTCCAGCGTGTCGAAGTCATCCAACCAGGTGCGGCGGCTCTGGCCAGACAGCACGCTGTCACGGCCGTAGGTGCCGTGCTCGTAGACAGTCCAGCGGTCGCTGGCGTAGGTCGCGCCCCGGCCTCGTTCGATCGTTAGGTCAGTCACCGGGCACCTCCCTCGGCCTTGGAGATGGCGTCAACGAACTTGGCGTGAACCTCAGGGTCGTCCTTGCAATACCCGAGATCGCAGCTTTCGCGGTATGCCGTATAGTCGTTTTCCAACCGGATAAGTAACGCCATCCCTTGAAGATTGGGATATGTCATCGGCTCACGGCGTTTCGGTGTTTCACCAAACGGCTGCGGCGTACTGTAGAACTTCACTTCACACCTCCCTTGGCCTTGATAATCGCCTCGCACACCTGCTTCATAAGCTCCTCAGCGCCTTCGTGATCATCGAGGTATCGGACGGCGACCAAGGCCGCTTGGAGAGCCTCCAGCAACTCAGGCGCGGCCGCAATCAAACGAGCAGCAGCAGGGTCGAAGGTGTTCGCAAAGAGGTTACCCTGATTCGTGACAACGACGATCAGTTCGTCAACCTGTGTGATTTTGAGGGGGTAGGGTCCGGGTGTTGGTGTGCTCATATTTTTGTTTCCGGCGCTTCTGGCCAGAGAAGGCAGGCCCCGCAAGGCCGGCCGTGCTCTAATCAGTTGAACCAGCGGCTGGTGATCCCTCGACCAAACCTCAGTTTTGCCTCGGCTCGGATTCTGCAGCCACCACCGGATTCGGTCCGCCAGTAATTCCACAGCGCCGACGCCAGCGCCCGACAGGCTGCGGCGCGATACTCGGTCGGGAAGTATTGGCCAGCGCAGTAATCCAGCCGGCTTCCGTCCCAGGTGAGTCGGCCGGATTTCAGGACGTCAACCAGGATGGACTCAGACAGACCCTTCGACAACTCCACCGCTCGCAGCAAGGCGCGGGCATCCCGCCCGTCTCGCAGGATCTGGCGGTAATCCCCCAGGAACGTCTCCCGGCTCCCGTAAATCGAGCCGTCGATTCCGGACCGCTGGCCGATGAAACGCGCCAGGGCTTCGAGGATCTCAGTTTTCATCGGGCCACCTCCTGCCGGACGGGTTCCTGCCGGACGGGTTCAACCCCGCAGTTAATCCGGTTTGCTGGGTTCATCTCAACCTGTTCAGCCAGAGCGGCTTCAGCAGCCTCCCGGGTCGCATAGGTTCCCAAACGCAGCCCGTGGAAGTAATTCCTCAACTCAAACCCTCGGCGCTCCCGGGATGCTTGGAGGATCTCGGCTGCGATCGACAGATCGTTTAGATCAATCGGCTCCGTGCCGGTGATCGTGGACGGATGCCCGAATGCCTCCTGGGCTTCGACTGCGCGGACCAGGGTGCGGTGGCGGCTGATCTCAGCGCCGTTTTGGTTGGATAGGATAAACCAACTCACAGTACCTCCTCGTCAGGGCTGGGGGCTGTAGCCGGAATCCCGAGGCCACCGAGCCACTTGGTCAGGTCGTCCGTTCGGCGCGCATCGAGAAACTCCCAGCAGGTTTCCACTTCACGGGCGAGCAATCCGGAGATCACTTCGGCCACCGTCATGGCACCCAAGATCCCTGACACGTTCACGTAGTTGCTAGACTCCCCTGCGTTCTGGTGCCAGCTGGCGATTCGGACGACGGCTTCAACGTGTCCGCTCCGGTAGTGGCGCAAGTGAAGGAACGCCTTCCGGTGGCTGGCGTTATTCCCGACCCCGTCACCTCCGTGGATCCCAATCAATGGCGGCTCTGGAATGACCCAAAATTCGCCAGTGTCGTCTATGCCTGTAGCCGGTCCTTTTCGGACCCGAGCCGCTTTGACTGCGTCTTGTAGTTTCATGGTGTTTTTTTGTATGGATCAAACCGATCCGCAGAACCTACCCAGTGGATAGGCTCGCCGGGTGGGTCAGCGTCCGATCAATCCAAGCTCCCGCAGCGACGTAAACCCACGACTGATGTCCGTCTTCTGTCCCATGATTACGTGGTCCGTTACCTCGATCTGAAGGATCTTTCCCGCCTCCGCCATCTGTCGCGTGATCCGGATGTCAGAATCCGATGGGGATGCATCACCGCTGGGATGATTGTGCATCAACACGACGGTCTTCGCTGCTCCGATGATTGCCGGCCGGAAAACCTCGCGAGCATGGCAAAGCACCTGGTCCACCACACCGACCGCGACCACGGCGTGACCAATGATCCGCATCCGGGTATTCATCAGCACGACGACCATTGTTTCCTTGTCGGAGTCGAAGTGCGGGCTGGTTGCAATCTGCTCGCGCCAGTAAGTAGCCATGAGGCCCGGGTTGTCGGCTTGGAAGGTTGGCGCTGTCTCTCGGATCGAAAGAACCCGGAATTCTCCGTAGTTGGTTTTCATGTGCTTGTAGTTATGTGGATCGACTGATCCGCAGAGCTCACCCAACGGATGAGCTCGCCGGGTCATTCGAGCTCCTGCCAGTCAACGGAGATCTCCCGGCCGGACTCAGTGAGGATCCAAACACGGGAGGACCTGGTAAGCGCTGCGACGATCTCGGAGCCTGTCAGGCTGCGGGGGCCAGTGCCGTTCAGGCGGTGGATAACATCGAGCGCTGCAGCTGCGCGGCCGCCGTGGTAGGTCGTGGGGCCGGCGCTGTCGAGGATGGTGTACAGGAGTTTCATTGGTTCAGTGGTTGGGTGTGAAGCCTTGGGAGGATTCCAGGAGGCCTTGGGCGATGACCAGGGCGACGATGGCCAGGGCAAGGAGCGCCTGGGCGATTCGTTTTCGGGTGGTGGGTTTCATTACGGGGCACAGCCTGCCATAAAACGCTTTCCGTGTCAACTCCTCAGTGTGAGATTTTACGGAAAACCTCGGTAAACATTGGTTGAAATCGTGGTGCTGTCAGTCATTGTCAGTCATGCCGAGACTCGAAAAAATCGACCCCAACCTGAAGCCGGGAGCGTTGGAAAGGAGAGGTGCGCGCATGGGGACGGTCCTCTCAGTTGCGAGGGCAACAATGCCAGGCCAAATGGTTCTCCGTTTGCGCCGAGTCGCGGCCGACATGGGCGAACTGGCCACCGATACCAGCGCCCCAGCGCCAGACCGGATCTCAGCTGCCAAAGCCCTGGTCTCAGTCCAAGCCCAACTACTCGACCTGATCGGATGGACAAAGCGCCCAGCCTCCTCCCCTGGTGGAAAGCGTCAGGCTGTCCTGGTCGATGTCTCCCCAGGTCCCAGCCTCCCGGACTTAGATCCCTAGCACTGCGAGGTGTGCCGACCAGGACGCCGCGCAGGATGCCGACGGATGGCTGCGCGCCTGGTAAAGGATGGAGCCCGGCCGCCCAGGGACTCAAAGGGATTCCTTTGCGGCCCAGACCGTCCCCACCCCCTGCCCCCGGTAGGGACCGCCCCGGCACCGGATCGGATACGGGACCCCCTCCCAAATACCTAGGCCATTTTCCAAACCGACATAGAACGCTTTATCAGAGGGGTAGTACAGGGGTGCCAGTGAGGGTATGGCCTTACCCTCACCCTGCGTTTTCGCCCTGATTCTTAGGCTTTTTTGTTCTACTGGTAGGGGGGTGTGAGGGTAAAGTACAACTTAATGGTTCCGCATTGTCCAGTGGCCGTCCGCCGGCTCCGCCAGTCTCCGCCGCCGCCCCGCCGTCAATTTTAACGCGACCCTCGCCCCCCCCTACTTTTGTCATGACAAGCGTTCCAAAAAGCCTTAGGACCAAGGCAAAAACGGAGGGTGAGGGGGGAGGCTTACTTTCACTGGATTTCAAAATGACCCTCACCCTGTTTTCCGTTTTTCAGGCCCACACGGAGGCGTTCGATCCAGTTGGCGGAGTGATCGACCAGCGGACCTTGCCGTTCGATTTCGTCTTCTTGATGCGCTCTGAATCCTGCTCATGGAGCCGTGCGAGGTACACTCCGCAGGCGGTATTGAAGCGGAAGAGGCGGTCGGCCTCGCGGGAATACTTGGAGTCACGTAAAGCGGTTTCCAGGTCCGAGGCGGTGCCTTTCCAGGTGAGGAACTCGTTCTCGAAGATCACGGTGTCGATGAGGCCGATGAGTTGGTGCTCTGGCGACAGCTGCATGAGTTCTTCGAGGATGGCTGGGTGCTGGTAGGCCTTGAGGCCGCAGCGGGGTTCGACGAGGTGGTCAGGCACGGTGAGGCCGTCGAGGTAGTGGGCGAAGGCGGAGAGTTCGGTATCGAGGATGTCCTTGAGGATGGCGATTTCTTCGCCGGGCCAGGGGAGGGTCTGGCGGACGCAGCGGAGGATGATGAGCTTGTCCATCAGGGATGGGTCGAGCGGGGGGAGGACTTGGAGGTTCTCAGGTTCGTCGTTGAGGGAGATGGACATGGCCCAGATGGGGCGGAGAGTGATGGCTTGGCGGTTCTTGGGGTGGCAGGACTGGTTCTGGGCGAAGAGCATGGATTTGATGTTGGACCCGAGGGTGCGCCGGGAGTGGATGTCGCGGCCGGGGGCCTCGTCCTCGATGCAGAGGTGTTCGGAGGTGAAGAGGTCGCCGTTGAAATCGGTGGCGCCAGACATGTAACGGTATGGCTTGGCGATGCGGCCGCCGAGGAGCCGGGTGATGACGGCGGACTGGACGAAGGACTTGCCGCACGCGGCGGGGCCGACGAGGGCGAGGGCCTGCGATGATCGCCAGGTGCCGGTCAGGACGGCTTGGCGACGGAGGGAGAGCCAGTAGATGAGGCGCCAGTACTGGTCGTCGTTCTGGTCGAGGAGGTTGTGGAGGTAGGTCTGGAGGCGGGAACAGTCGCCAGGGACAGCCGGGAGCGGGACGACGGAGCGGGTTACGAGGATCGTGCCGTAGAGGCCGGCGCGGTGACCTGCGAGTGGGCCGGCGTATTCGATCAGGGTATCGCGGGTGCGGCGGAGGAGTTCGCGGTCCACGTCGGAGGCGCCGGTTTGGTCCTTGGTGGGGGAGACGCCGGACTCGGTGAAGAGGGTACGGACACGCTCACCGTTGATCTGGGCGTAATCGCCCCAGGCGTTGCGGGTCCACCACTGGCCGGAGTTCGGATCGTAATGGAGGTCGTCGAGCGGGTTTTGAGATGCGGGCGCCGGTTGAGCGGGAACCGGCCGTGGGAGATCGCCAGCTGCGTCGAGGAGGCCCTGGATGGAGATGTCAGGAGGTATGGGGTCAGCGAGGTCCCAGCCGTCGGGGAGGGAGGACGGGAGAGTGACGACGCGGGCAGCTGGCAGGCGGGCTTTCAGGTAGACCATGGCGTCCCGGCCGGGTTTGTCGTGGTCGGGCCACAGGATGATCGGGGTGGTGCGATCCAGCAGGGGATCGAGGACCGCACGGCCGACCCGCTTGGAGCCGCCCTGCCAGGTGATGACGACGTGGGAGGGGAAGAGCTTGGAAGCGGCGACAGCGGTTTTCTCGCCCTCTACGATGAGGACCGGGTCGTTCGGGCGCCGGGTGAGGAGGTGGAGGTTGAAGAGAGGGACCGGGTCGGGGTTGGGCCAGCCCTTCCAGCGCCAGTGGCGGGGGTTGAGCGGGTCGGGGAGTTGGTTTTCGGGCGGGAGGAGCCGGAGGGGGCGGACGTCCTTGGAGCCGTCGGGGAGGTCGAACCGGACGACGTAGGCGTGGATCGTGCCGTCCGGGTTGTGGTATGGCCAGGCGGCGGTGCCGTAGCGGTAGGGCTGGGAGGCGTCGTTGCGGTGACCGTGCTTGAGGGGATCGAACGAGCGCTGGGTGGGCTGGTAGTCGTCGCGGATGCCGAGGAATTGGCGAGCCCAGGCGGCTGCCCGGCCGATGGGGAGTGTCTGGTTCTGGGCGACGAGGGCCAGGAGATCGCCACCCTCACCAGCAGCGTGGTCGTACCAGAGGCCCTGCTTGGGGCCTTGGAGTTCGACGTACAGAGAGTCGCCGGAGTCGCCGAAGACGTTGCCGATGACCCACTGGGTGCCGATGCGGCGGCCAGCGGGGAGGAGTTGCGTGCAGAGTTCTTCAACGCGGACAGCGAGTGCGTCCGCGAGTTCGTGGAGTTCCATGGGTGCTTGTAGGGGGTTGTGAGGAGGTGTCAGTCCTCGGAGTTCAGGTCGTATTCGTTGGCCTCAAGGAGGGCCGTCTGGAGTTGTTCAGGTGTGGCTGGTTTGTCGCCGCAGATCATGCCGAGACGCTCGTAGAAGCGGTAGGTGGCTTCGGGTGAGAGGTGTTTAGGGGCGGTCTGAGTGAGCGCCTGGGTAATGGTGTTGGCGCGGAGGGTTGGGTTGTTCACAGGTTGTCGGTGTCGGAAATTGAGCGGGCGATGATGGCGAGGCCGCCGGCGGCGTTGATCTGGTCGAGCCAGTTGATCTGGTCTGGCCGGACCTTGCCGGTGGGGGTTTTGACTTCGATAGAGAGGAATTGGGCGATCGGTTTGCCGACCATGTCGGGTGTAACGGTTAGGGTGCGCCAGCCGATGAGGTCGCCGGACCCGGGAAACAGGCCCATACGGACATGACGGGCGTCCATCAGGAAGACGCCTTCAGGATCGCGCAGGGCCTTGCCGACGTATCCCTCGCCGACCTGGTTGCGGAACACGCGGACGTGGGGTTTGGAACCAGCGGCGCGGAGGATGAGAGCTTGGAGTTCGGATTCGGTCACAGGATGGAGGTAAGTAGACTGGTCTTGCGGGAGCGTGCTTTCCAGCGGAAGAAAGCCCATCCCGGTTTGTAGCCACGCCGTGCGGCAAGGGCACGGAAATCTTCCAGAGTCCGACACATTCCTTCCTCGCGGCGTTCGTCGCGCTTCTTGGCGATGTCCTCGATGGACAGGCGCTGAAGCTCGCCATCGACCTCGTCAATCTCACGAGGAGCGATCTCGCGTTCGGATCCGCACTGCGGGCAGGCGGTGCCGGCAAAGATTGCGAAGCACTTCGAACACTGCTTGGTTTCGACCGGCTTGGATTTAGCCTTGCGCTTCTCGCGCCCTTCGAGGTCCCAGTCGCGGTCCTGCTCGGCCAAGCCGTGACGCAGGCAGTTTCCTACGTGGTCGAGGATGACAGCGTGAGTCTTGCCGGGGTAGGGTCTGAGAGCACGACCCAGCTGCTGCAAGTGCATGGACAACGAATGAGTGGGCCGAAGAAGAATAGCCGCGTTGACCGTGGGGAGATCGAACCCCTCGGAGATCAACTCGCAGCTGGTCAGAACCAGGATCCGGCCGGCCGTCAGGTCTTCCACGCGCTTCTTGCGGGTTTCCTGATCCAGCTGGCCGTCGATCGACGCTGCCGGGACGCCAGCGGCTTCAAACTGTGCCGCAACGTGCTGCGAGTGAGCGACGGAGATGCAGAAGGCCACCGCCCGCTGGTTTGGGCAAAAGCGCCGGTAGTGCGTTACCGCGTCGCCGGTTATTTTTGGGGTGTCGATTACCTCGGCCGCCTCACCGAGATTGTAATCGCCGGCGAGCTTCGAGACGCTTGAGAGATCCACAGCCTCCCGGGGAGCGTAGTAGACCGGCCGGGCAAGGAATCCGTTGTCGATGAGCCAGCCCACGGTAGGCCCCATGACCATGCGATCGAACACGGCACCGAGACCTTTGCCGTCGAGACGCTCTGGGGTCGCCGTGACGCCGATGAACTTGGCTTTCGGCCAGGTCGCGAACATCTCGATGTAGGACTTCGAGACCGCGTGATGCGCCTCGTCGATGATGACCAGGTCGGGTTCGGGGACTTTGTCGAACCGGCGGGCGAGCGTCTGGATCGAGGCGACCATGGCAGATTGTTGAGCCATGAATTTTCCGGACTGGATGAATCCGTGCGGCACGTTGACGCGCTTCAGTGTGGCGCCGATCTGCTCAAGGATTTCCTTCCGATGCGCCACGATAATCACCCGGGATCCGCGTTGCAGGACCTGCGAGGTGATGTAACTGAAGAGGACAGTCTTGCCGGATCCAGTGGGGCTTACCGCCAGCGGCCGTTTGGCGCCAGACCCGAACGCAGAGCGGATATCCTGAGCAAGCTGGTTTTGGTAGGGGCGCAGTTCCATCGTGAGCCGCAGGCTGCGTTCTGCGGCTTGACGTGTCAAGCACAAGCTGCACACTCGCCGGCATGAGTAACACGATTCGAGTGAGCTACCGGTTGCCGATTGAGGTGGCCCAGATGCTGGAAGATGAGGCGATTCGAGCCCGCCGGACGAAAACTGCGGTGCTGATCATTGCGATCGAGGACCATGTCTTGCGGTGCGAGCATGATCGTGCGATCGAGTCCTCCAAGAAACGCGTTGACACTCGGAAGAGCCGCTAGCACGCTTCCCGCACGACGCATAGCCTGGTTTCGTCAACCGGGCGCGAACTGGGCGCGTTATTCCAGTTGGCCAAGAGCGCCGAAGGGCGTTCGCCGGTTCCACGGCTCGGACTCGCCACCGAGGTTGGATTGATGGTCTTAACAGACCTGCAATCTGCCTCGTTGTCTCGGAGGGGTAGGTGAAGTAAACCCCGAGGCAGGAGAGCCAATATGGCCAGTGGAAATGTAATCAGCTGTAAGCAGTTTGCTTCCTTCCTCGTCTCGCAGGAACCTGTGTACGACAAGGAAGTGCTCAAGGATATCCGCCCGTTTGACGGGATGATCGGATACTACAACACCGGATCGTTCGACGCGTATTCCGGCACCACCCATCGTTTCGACCGCTTCAACAGCGTGTTCCCGAACGTGACTGGAGCTTGGGAGAATCCGACCGGTGCGTCCTGTACCGGTCAGCCGTGCGACCCTACCGAGAACAAGATCGGTTGGGGCTGGAGCCGCAACGAATACTCGCTGGAGAAGCAGTCATGGGGTTCGGACATCCTGTGCTTCGACCAGATCATGACGAAGACGAAGGCCAAGGAGCACTTCCGTCAGATCATCGACGACGTTCTTCGCCCCGCGACGAACTGGATCACCACGTACTACCTCCAGCGCAAGGCTGCTGAGCTTTCCAGCTCGCTGCTGGGAGGTAACGCCTTCGCCTGCGCTGCTGGCCTGCCTCCGATCAACTTCTCTTGGGTTGGCGCTGGCTACACCACGCTGCGCGTGACCGACAACGCCGCGGCCGCGATTACCGCTGCCTCGCTGGGTCGCTTGACCCCGGAGATCCTCCAGTCCCGCGTGACTCGGCAGTATTTCTTGGGCGCCATTCAGGCCGGCAAGGACGGATACGATTCCCTCCAGCTGCACACCGACAAGGACACCTTCCGGTATCTTTCGAAGACGAACGCATCCCTGTACGATGCCTGGCGTTTCGGTGTTTTCGCCCCGGCCGCCAAGGAGTTCTACAAGTACGGCTTCATGGGTTTCGTTGGCGACTTCATGGTGAAGGTGCTCCAGTTCCCGCTGCGCTTCAACGCGACGGCGACCGCTGGCAACTACACCTTAGTGCTGCCGTACAAGAACGTGGCTGCCACCGAGGGCATCAAGTCCGTCTTCAACGAGGACTACGATCGCGCCCAGTACCAGATCAGCTACATCAACAACCCTCGCGCCCTGCGAGTGATGCCGTTCCGCCCCGAGGCCGTGAACCCGAATATGCCGTTCATGGTTCGGGATTACGGTGGGCGTTGGAAGTTCGCGACCAACGACTTGGGCGCGGACTGTGCTGGCAAGCCGATCGACAACAGTCGCGGCAACAAGGGCAAGTTCATCGCCGACTTCCAGTTGGCCGTGAAGCCCGAGCATCCGGAATGGCTTGAAGCCATTTTCCACAAGGTCGATCGCGGCTGCATCGAGATCATCCCGGTCTGCGAGGCCGACCCCGGCAACCCCGCTCAGAGCTACAACTCTGCGGATCCTGTCTGCCCGAGCGTCATCCAGTTCACCGCTGTCATCAACGATGCCGACCCGGCTCGCTATGTCATCGGAACCACTGGCATCATGTGCGACGACAACATCGTCGCGAATGCCGGCATCAGTTCCGCCACTCCGGCCGCTCTGGTTATCGCGTTGCAAGCCGCTTGGGATGCCGAGTTCGGCGCTGGCCAGGGCACCTGGTCCGTCGTGTCCGGCACGCTCATCCAGCTGGCTGGCAGCAGCTGCACCAACGTCACGTTGGAGTTCGCGATCTAAACCACCACCAAACGGGGCTCTCCTTCGGGGGAGCCCCCGAGGTGCTGGCAGCCTTCCGGAGCGTCCGGGATGCTGGCAGCCTCTCACTAAAGCCTCTCACCAAGGCCTCTCACCAAGGAAAGGATTTTACGATGTACGGACAAATGATGCGGAAACGAAAGATGGACGGCATGGGCCGTATGGGCGCCGAGGTCGAGGTTGTCGAGTTCACCCCACCCCAGGAACTGCGCCTCGAAGGCGATTCCGGCACCGCCATGGTTGACTGGCGCACCACGCCACGTGGCACCATTGAGATCATCGGATTCGATGGCATCACGCTGGGTGAGTCCGGCCGGCAAGACGTGGAAGAGATGGAGGCCGAAGGTCCTGAGATGGAGATGGAAGACATGGAGGAGGAAGCCTGATATGCCAGCCCTAACTTCCCAGGAGATCGCCTCGCTCAGCGGGTGCTTCGACTGCCTGTCGCCGGGCGTGAAAGACAGCTTCATGCTGGTGCTTCTCCAGCAGATTCAGGCCGCTTCGCCAGGTGCGCCGCTGACCACGACCAGTACCGGAGGCTTGCGAACCGCAACGGCCACCTCTGCGGCCAACCCGGCGCGCCGCAAATTTGTGATCCAGAACCAGAAGTCCGAACACCTTCACGTAAAGTTTGGCACCGGAGCCACAACCACGGATTACCACTACGTCCTTCAAAGCGCGGCAACTGTTGGTATTTCCGGATCATCTTTGACTTTCGACGGCTACACGGGCGCAATCAGCGTCGCTCCTGTCACCGGTAACCCATCGTACACGTTCGCTGAGTTCGTCTGACCTATGCCTACCCCCTCCATTCAAACCTTGGTGACCGACGCGCAGCAGGTGCTGAACCTCGATTCCATTTCTGCCGTGCGGTCAGTCGTCGCCGTAGCCTTGGCCAACGCCAACGTCGGCACCCCGCTCAATCCAAACCTGACCACACAACAGCTGTGGAACGAGTTCTATCAGGTCATCACAAAGCCCAAGTCGGACATCGAATCTATCATCGCTAACCAGTTGATGAAGTTCCTGTTCGCTCCGCCGGCGCCAGGTGGTGCTGGGGCGAACACGCAGGTGATCTTCAACGATGGTGGGGTGCTGGCGGGTGACGCTGGGCTGCTGTACGACAAGACGCAGGATAAGCTGACCGTTGGCACCAACGTCGATATCTGGCGGGGGTTGCTGAATGATGGCACTAGCACGGCGGTTGGAACGACTGCGCTGGCGGCTACGACTGCGGGTGCGACGAACAACACGGCAGTCGGTTACCGGGCGATGTATCGCTCGACGAGCGGAAATTCAAATGTCGCCGTCGGAAACAGCACTCTTTCATCCGCCACTCAGACCGGCTCTGGCAATGTGGCTGTCGGAAATTCTGCTGGTTCTGGAATCAATTCTGGCAACTCCAACGTGGCGATCGGTGCATCTGCCGCATCGACTGGCGCTTTCACTGGAAGCAATAATATCGCAGTTGGATCCACTGCGATGTCTTCTGCTGGAACTGTTTCTGGCGGAGACAACATTGCCATCGGTCGCGACACGCTCCGCAATCTATCCTCTGGTCCTAGCAACGTCGCGATTGGATACCTTACGCTTGGCGCTGTCACCACTGGTGCGGTCAACATCGCAGTCGGTCTTGGAGCCGGACAGAACATTACCAGCGGAAGCAACAACGTCTCCATCGGCCAAAACGCCCTCGCGTTGAATCAGACTGGCGGCGTCAATGTTGCCATCGGCAACAATGCCCTGTCTGCCGCGACTGTTTCAGATCTGGTTGCTATCGGGGCGGGGGCGTTGCAGGCCAACACCACTGGCACCAACAACACCGCTGTCGGTCGGGCTGCGCTGGCCGCAAGCACAATTGCATCCGGCAACACTGCTGTCGGATTTACCGCACTTGCAAATACGTCTGGTGGATCGAACACCGCTGTCGGAGCTAGTGCAAGTTCTCAAAACTCAAGCGGCGCGAACAATGTGGCGGTCGGCGCGAATGCTTTGACCGCGAACCTGACTGGTAGCACGAACGTGGCGATTGGATCTGGTACTCTGCAAGCTGCCCTCGTCAGCGACCTGACAGCAGTCGGTGCTGGTGCGTTGTTGGTAAACAACACCGGAGCCCAGAACACCGCTGTCGGTCGCTCCGCTCTGGCCGGCGTCATCAGCGGATCCAACAACACTGCGGTCGGATACATTGCCGCTCGCGCCACCACCGCCAACGATGTCACTGCCATCGGATCGCAGGCTCTGGCGTTGAGTACGGGTGGAGCCGGTAATACCGCTGTTGGCTCATCCGCGATGGGTGGTGCTGTTGTTACTGGTGCCAACAATACCATCGTTGGTGCAACGGCTGCATTTTCTTTAACAACAGGTGCCAACAACACAATTGTCGGAACTTCCGCTGGATATTCTGTGGCTACAGGTTCTAACAACACATTTCTTGGAACTTCTGCTGGAGACAACATCACCACTGGCAGTTCAAACATTTGTATCGGTAGAAGTGCTGTGGCTACCGCAGTAGGAGCTTCAAACGAACTTGTAATTGGTTCAAGCGGCCAATTCGTCGCCACCAACGGTGCCGCCGCCACCTACTATGCTACCGCTACTGCCGGTGCTGTCGCACTTCCTGCTGCTTCACTCGGTTTTATACGCATCTACCTGAATGGTGCTTTCGTCAAAATCCCCGTCTACGGAAACTGATATGCCCATCACCTACACTTGGTCCCCCACTTCCCTCGTCGGTTACCCCACCTTCGACGGCCAAACCGATGTTGTCACCCGCGCCTTCTACACCGTCTTAGCAGACGATGGCGAAGGCCACACGGCCGACTACAGCAACTTCGCGCTCACGCCGATTGATCCGTCTTCGCCGTTCATCCCGTATCCTGATCTCACCCCTGAGATCGTCATCGGATGGGTGCAGTCGGCCATCGGACCTGATCAGGTCGCCGCAATCGAGGAGAGTCTCGCGATCCAGATTCAGCGGCAGGTGACCCCGCCGCCGGAGCCGGAAGTGCTGCCGCTCCCGTGGGTTCCGCCGGTTGAAATCACCCCTCCGTTGGTTTTCAGCGAGCCCACGTCAAGCCCTAGCTTGACAGAGTCACCGGTCGTGATCGAGCCTCCTGCTCCGGACACTTCCGAACCGGCCAAAAAATAACTATGCCTCAAACATTCACGCTCAACCTCGATCCCGCCAACGCCAACGCCCTCATCACGGCCTTGGAGGTCGCCAGACGGCAGGGTGACTTCCAGGTCGCCCGCACTGCGGTGGCCATCATCAGCGAACTCATCCGTCAGGATGCTGAGTTCAAGAAAGCCAACCCTGTGACCACTCAACCCGCCCCCGCCAATGCCGGAGGAGAGCCTACACAACCTTGAGGTACGCATCGTGAGACTGGAGACCATCATCGGTGATAAAGACGCCGGGATGGTCTCCGACATCCACGGAATCAAAGCCACCCTCGAAGGCCTCAAGCAGTTCCAATGGAAGCTGTTTGGTGGCCTCGGGGTTTTGGTTGTGCTGGCACAACTGATTGGTAGGATGACCCTGAAATGAACGACTCCATCAAATCTATCGTCCGCCACGGCCTCTCGTTCGGAGGCGGGTTCCTTGTCGCCAAGGGGCTCGTCACCGTTGACCAGGCCAACGAATTGGCAGGTGCCGTGATCACGATCATCGCGGTCGCTTGGTCTGCCTGGAACAACCGGAAGTCCAAGACTCCGCCGGCTCCTTGAACTGGATCTACCAACTGGTGAAGGCGTTCCTGGACTGGATCCGGGAAACGCCTACGCCGACAGTCCAAGACGGAAATGCACCCAAAGCTCTCAAGTCTGATCTGGCTGATCGCATTGCCCATCTTCCTGGGCTGCCAGACCAAGGTGATCCTGGTCCCAAACGGTGACCCGGTGATGTTAGCAGAACCCGTCCGCGCTCGCGTGTACGCGTTCGACAAGGACGGGAAGCTCTCGGGCCCGGATAAGGTTACCCTTCCAGCTGGGTGGTACGTGCTGCCCAAAACCAAATGATCACGTACCGAGGCCAGAAGTTCGCCGGCTACAACAAGCCCAAGTCAACCCCAGGCGCGTCCAAGAAGTCTGCCGTGCTAGCCAAGGAAGACGGCAAGGTCGCTCTCGTGCGCTTCGGCGACCCCAAAATGCCGATCAAGAAGCACATCCCGAAGAACCGGAAGAGCTTCCGTGCGCGGCACGGTTGCGATACCCCAGGAACGAAGCTGTCGGCCAAGTACTGGTCCTGCCGCGCATGGTGACTCTATGCAAACGAAATACGCCAAACTGGTCCGCAAGCTGAAGAATCAAGGTGCGGATGATCCTCGCGCTCTCGCGGCATCCATCGGCAGAAAAAAGCTCGGCGCGGAAGAGTTCCAACGCCGAGCCGCTGCTGGTAGGCGCAAGGCCGCCCGTTAGTACGCTGAGGGCAGTTCGTCGATCGCGTCCTCCGCGTTCTTTGGCGACACCCGGGTAGCGGTCGAGGTGCCTTCGCCCTGGCCGGGTTCAGACGACCGGACCTTGCCGACCTTCTTTTCAAGTTCGGCCACCTTCTGCTGGAGGCGGATCACCCGCAGGCGCTCGCGCCCGTAGGCCCGCGCCCGCAGAGCAACCTGGGCCTGAGCCTTCGTGATGAGGTCAACCTTGTCGTCGTAGCCCATGTCGGCGTCGATGCCCTCGCCCTTGAGTGCGATACGGACCAGGCGGTCGCTTTCGTCCAGGAGCTTGTTGCCTTCTTCATCGCTGTCGTCCCGGCCGAACAGCTGGGCGTGGGTCTTCTCGTAGTCAGCGAACTGCGACTCGAACAAGTCACGCGAGCGCGTCTGGCGACTCTCCAGTTGCTTCTTTGATTCGACCTCACGCTGGGCGCCCTTCTCTTTCCACTCGGCGATGGACTTGTCCCGCGCCTGGGTCAACTCGATGAGCCGGCGGCGGTGCGCCATGATCTCGGGCGCTGCCGGGCCAAACGTCTCCTGAGCAATGATAGCCGCCTTGGCCACCGGCACGTTCAAGAGCACCATGATGTCCTGGTGATTGGCGTCGCGCTCAGTGCCGTCTTCATCGGTGACACGAATGCCTTCGATGTCTCCCAGAGCCGTCTGCCAGGCATCGCGCAGGGGCGTCTCGTACTTCTGCTTGTAATCGCTGGAACGCGTGTAGTTCAGGTAGCGGACCTCGGTATCGAGTTCCTCGGCGTTCTTGCGGATCGCATCCATCTCCGCCTTGAGAGACTTCGTGGCTTCCTCAACCTCCTTACGGGTGCCGTCAGCCTTGGCGCGCTCAAGCTCCTGGATCTTGGAGGCCAGATCGTCGCGCTCCTTCTTGGTCATCTCGTACTGCTCGCGAAACTGCTTCAACGAGGCAGGCTCATTCTTCGGGGCCGGATCCGGCGTTTTGGCAGGTGCAGCAACCTCGGTCTTGGGGGAGACCAACTTGTCGAGGTTGAACAGGTCTTCGTTCTTCTGAGGGGCAGCCGGTGTGACCGCCTGCGGTTCTGGCGTGGCGACTGGTTCTGGCGCTTGTGGCGCGACAGGAGCGACAGGCGCCGGTGACCCCATCGGGTTTTCAAGCGCGTTGCCTTCGAGTGCGTCGATGCCGGCGAAGGCTTCAGTGTAATCTGCGCCCCGTTCAGTTGGCGCGTCAGGTGATAGCAGCAAGTTCATTCAAGGTTCTGTTTTACGGTCGGTTTTTCTCTCTGCGTGGTCACCAACCCATGAAGCTCCTCGATCAACGCCTTGGCGCCCTGCCGGCGGCAGTTAGCGTTCCAGCCGTGTTGAGGGTTTTCGGATGCTGGCAGGTTCCAGCAGAGATTGTTGAAGGCGGCCAACAGCGCGGCTTGAAAGTTGGCGTTGTCCAGTAGGCGCTCAAGCTCCATCACGCGATCCTTGTCGCGCTGAAACTCTTGCTTGGGGGTTTGAATCATTGGTTGAGGATGTTTGCCTGAGTCTTGAGATCCATGGCCGCGATGTCCGCCCGAGTCATGGCGCCCTTACGCTGGGCTTCGGCGATCGTGCTGGCGTTCTTGCGCTGCTGGTCCTGATCGAAGGCGACCTGCTTCTGGATGCGCTTCTGCTCGGCGTTCGCAGCGGCGATCTCGGACTTCGACTGCGCGGTGATGAGCATCGCTTGGACCTTGGCCGCCGTCTGGGCGTCCATACCGTTGCCAGCTGCGCCGGCTTCGGCCTGAGCCTGAGCCTGCTCCTGGAGACGCTGCACGTAGCCCTTGATGTAGTTCGACGCCTGGCTGATGCCGTCGTTGTAGAGCTTCATGTTCTGCTCCTGGCCGGGGTCTTGGGAAATCAGCTGCATCTGCTCTTGGATGTGCTGGATCACGTTCGCCAAGCCCATCACACGCTCCATGGTCGGCATACCACCAGCCTGCTCGATCTTGCCGATCGACGCCCCGAGCATTTGCAGGAGCGTCTGGATGTACTCGGGCCGATTGATCGCGCTGG